CTTAGATAACGTCCATATCCATGACTGTAACTGTACCGTAGAAGTCAGCACGAACCATCTTCTTGCCGTATCGGGTCATCACGCCCTTACGGGGTGTGAAGTCTTCCGGCTGGAAGATAGTAGGAGTGACGATCAGCGGTACGTAAGGTGCATATACGTAGCCTGTCTCTAGGTAGCTTCCACCCTTATAACCGACGAGGACCTTGTTCCGTGGGAAGTATGGATCCTTGTAGACTGTGAAGCGGTTGCTTAGAGAACCGATCTGTGCAGCACCAAGTGAGAATGGAACACCGACCTGTCCGTCGCCGTCGATCTTAAGGGCTGGCTTATAGAGCACTGATGCCTCGAAGATTGTAGCAACGTCCGGGGAGACCACGATGAAGTTAGCGGAACCACGAAGTGTCTTTCTGTGGATCTCATTAGCAACGTCGATGATTGTCTCAACGAGTGTCTCGTACCATTCGCGAACTGTACCAGTGAACTGAGGACCGGAAGCCAATGAAGAGCTCTTGGTTGCCTCTGCACCTGATTTCTTGTTAACGAACTTACCTGGTAGACGTGACCAGTAGTAGTTAGCACCCTGTGCCTCAACAAGTAGATCATTCAAGATCTCTCTATCAATTTCAAGTGCAACCTGCTCTGAGAGGATCTGAGTAAGCTCAACCTCAGCGTCAAGGCTGTGGTAGGCGTTCAAGTCCTGAGCGAGTTCTGGTGACCAGCGAGCGCGGAGCTTACGGGTTACCGCTGTAACAGCGATTGACTCGATCTTGATGTCGATTTCTGGGATGATCGGTGATGGTGAGGATGTGCTGAAGTTGGACTCAAACGATGGAATCGTAAGAGCTGCACCGTCAGAACTGTCAACAGTAAGTGTTGGTGAAACAACATATGATGCTGTTAGGTTCAACTGGCTGGCATCAAGTCGTGTAGTGGAATCAACACCTGAAACAACTGTTAGAAGAACACCGTTTGTTGTGTTTCTATCAGCGAAAGGATCAGCTGAGAAGATACCTGTACTTGAGTTGTATGTACCGATCTGGTTTAGGCGACGAACATTCTTGATGTTGTTACCACCCTGAATTGAATCAGGAATGTTTCCAATCTGCATCTCAGATCCAGCAGCAGCGTCGGAAGGCGTGGTTGTCGAGAAGATACCAACTTCCTTTGCCATTGTAAGATCGATGCTTGATGGGAACTTGCTTAGGTTGAATAGAACGAACTGGAATCTTCCTGTTCCTGCCTGTCCGGGATCTTCCTCAATAAGCTTGGTAAGCTGTGGGTCGAACTGAATAAGCTTTCCATCTGTACCTGTAGCAACAATGGCTGTCTTTGCAGTAATTGCATCTGCACTGTTTCCATATGCACCTGAAGCAGCAACTGCTCCAATGTCAAAAACTACTGACTTGTGAACCTTTGAAAAGCCTGCACCGACGAGGTCATACTGACCACCAACTGCAGTTGATCCTGAACGAACACCCTTTCCTGATGGAAGGTTGTAGATTGAAGATCCTGCCTTATATGTCTGTGCGTCAGCTGTTCCAGCTGAGCCATCTGCATTTGATGTATCACCACCGCGACGTGTGCCGTATGTGTAATCCAGATAGAATAGCAGTCCTGAAGGAAGGCTCATTGGCTGAATTGAAACAAGCTCATTTGCAACCAGGCCACCGAAAACACGGCGAACGATTGGGAAAGCGATGTTGGTGAAACCTTGAAGGTCACCTGAAGCTGAACCGGCAGCGTTGCCAGTTCCGACTGAGTTAGCTTCTCTAAGAAGCTGTGCAGCCTGATTTTCCAGAAGGCTAGCCATGTTCTCCCGATGCTGTCCATCTAGACCTCTGAGAAGACCGGTACGGGACCACTTCTCAATAAGTCTACGATTCTGTGCACCGAGGTGACGCTGGCGTATACCTTCTGTCAATTGATTTAACGTAAAGGATTTACTCATCTTAATTTACTCCTAAGTTTGATGAATTTATTTGTTTATTCCCGCGAGCGTTGCCCATCTACTAACTTCAGCAACCTGACTGCTAGTAGAAGAAGCTTGACGTGTAGCTCGCGATGCGGAACCGAGATTTCTTCGGACCGCTGACTCATTCAGCGTTCTTCCATTCTTTCGATTCCCGATAGACTCAGCAAGGCTCTTATAAAGAAGCTTTACCTCTCTAAGACTTCGAGCACTATCGAGTGCCTCAATTATGGATCGACGCTGCGATGAAGAAACGTCTCTATTCTGAAGCATTTTATTCACATAAAGCAGCTTCGCATTGAATAGATTCATCTCTGTTAATTGCTCACGAAGTGATACAACTGCACTTCTGTATTCATCGAGCTTAGAGCTCATGGCACGACTATTCCGGCCCTGATTTAAGATAGCTCTACGCAACTTTCGATTCTCTTTCTTGACGGAGCCGTCTTCTCCGTCCCCTTCTTCTTTTCCTTTTCCATCGTCTTCGTCAGCCTCATTCATGTCATCTGACATGTGATGGCCTTCATCTTCTGTCTCTGGCATGTGACCGGCTTCGGAAAGACGTCTCATTCTTTTAATTTCTGATCTAAGCATATCGAGATCAACTTCAACTGTTTCTGCAAGATCTTCAACACCTGCTCCTGCTTCTTCACCTTCAGCAGGAAGAGGTTCTTCACCTTCTGCTGGTGCAGCTCCCCCGACCTGTGCGGCAATTGCATCTTCTAGTGCTGCTATTGCATCGTCAATTTCTGGAGGAAGCTCTGGGCCCTCATCAGCAGGTAATTCAGCAGCAGCTGGATCAGCAGCTGGATCGGCACCCGGTTCTGGAGGCATGTCATCTTGTTCAAAAAGGCTGTAGAGCTCTGAGAGGTCCATATCTGCCTCTTCCTTTTCGCCCTTTTCTTCATCACCTTCAGTGTCTAGCTCTGCCATTATCTCACGAAGTGTAGCCTCTTCAGTTTTTTCATCCTTGCTTTCAGAAAGCATGGACGTAATGTCATTGAGATCAATTTCATAAAGAACCTCATTGTTTCTTGACATCTTAGAATTCTCCTTAATATTAATAGAATTTAATTCCTGTCCTATAACTATTCCATCAGAAGGTAAAGTTCTTGAATCTTCCTTAAGCTTTCTAGTTATATCTACAAGTTTTTGTTGATGTTTTCTACCTAGCACGCTTGCAGACTCATGAAGAGCATCTAGGACTTTTGTTTTTTGACCAGATTTTGGGTTAAAAAACTCCATCAGTGTTTCCAGTGCTGTTTCATCTAAAACAACATCTGACTGTTTTGTATTTTTTCTCTCTTTACTTTTCAACCTGGTGTTAGTAAAAATTTCAGAAATATCATGTGACGATGAATCTTCAGATCCATTAATTAGCTGATCTTCTATAAGCTTTCTAATTTTTGGTGTAACGGATTCAATAATTGCCTGCTTTGCATTTTTCTCAGCAATTTCTCTAAGTTTTTTAGCGTCAGCAATTGCTTCATCATAAAGTGTATTAGACATACGTTATGCTCCTCAACTAATTTAATTATTTCACATCATCATAAACTACAAGGACAATTCAATTTAAGTTATACTTTAGATTGTTTTTTTTGCTTTTCAGCTGAAATTCTTGCCCTGGCAACAGCTTTATCATCAGGATATAGAATATCTTCTAATGTGTAAGCTGTTATATCTTCTCCAGGATCCTCTTCAACAGAACCTAGATAAAGAGGTGCCCTAGATGTCCCATATTGAGTTCCAGTTCTCTTATATGTACCTGGGTTAAATGCTACATTTGTAGAAGATCCGCCAAGAGCTGGTCCGTCAAAGCTTCCATAAAGAGATTTTTTAGGTATTGGCGTCATAGTTCCATAAAGACTGTCACCTTTTCTCATAGGAGTGCCAGATTCAGGAATTCTAATTCTCTGATTTGATACAAAAGAAGCTCTATCTGCCCTTCTAGATGGATCGTTTCTGAATGCTCCTAGATTTACCATTCTTACAAATTTATCTAACGATGCAGAGTCTTCTTCAAATGGTCCATCGATATCATCATCATCATCAACTGGAGGGTTAACATATGGATATATGTCTCCTCTTTGATAGGATATATCAAACTTAGGATTAACGGTTCCATATCCTCCGCCGCTTCTTCCATCGTACGGTGTATATGCTGTAGAGGGAGGGCCTTCTTCATTTAAGGCTAATCTCCTTCTGCGATTTATTCGATTAACCTTGTATTTCAAAACTACACCTTACCGTCAGAACCCTCGTAAGATCTTCCTGAAATATATGATCCAATGGCCTGACTAGAAATTCCCTTAGACGTGCTAGATGGTTCTGCAAGGCCTCCTAGCCCTGTACCAAACTCCACACCTGCATCTGGAATCTCTCCAGTATATGCATCTTGATCACTTGCAAATACACTTCCCGGTCCGGGAGATGTTGGATTGGGAACATATGCAGAAGCAGGAAGACCTCCCCCACCTGTTTCAACATTTTGCATATTTGGAGAGTTTGAATAGTTTAAATCATACGTTCCAAATGTGTGACCTGCATCATTGACTACTCCATTAGCTACGCCTGTAGCCTTGTCTCCCTTTCCGCCACCGCCGTTTAATGAAGAAACACCAATATTAAGTACTGTTTCTTCATTATAGTCATTGTATAAAGGAGACTTAGAGAACGAAGCCTTAAGATTTACATCGTTTCTACTTCCAAGGCCGCCATCTCCAGATGGTCCCATGGGTAATACTGTTCCTTGCTTATGAGTTGGCATCTTACAGATCACTCATAATTTTTTTCTTAACTCTTGCCTTTTCTTTAAGAACTCTTTTAAGCTTTAATGTCAAACTTGCCTCATGAATCTTAAGTGCCTTAAGATAATCAACGTTCTTTGCAAGTGTATTAGCCATATCCTTGGCATCAACTTCTTCTGCTTCGACTTTAAGCTTTGCCTTCTCTTCAAGGACAAGCCTTTTAAGATAGTTCGATGTAAGTTTTTTAACCCTAGCCATTTCTTTCTCCTGTGCGATGGGCACGTTACAACTATACATATTATGCACAGTCAAAAATAAACGAGCTACTTTCTAGGAGATGACTGAAATGCAAGAGATGCCCATCTGTCTGCTGCACCGGCAAACATCTCCATTGGGTCAGAACTTGCTGCTGCCTTTGCTGCAGTGTCTCCTTGTGTAAGGACAGCTGTCTCATGAGACACGGGCCCAGATCCTGTTTCTGAGCCGGTTCTTTGCTCTTGAAGTGTAGTTCTTGCTGTATCTTGAAAAATAGAGGATAAAACTGGATCAGAAGTTAGGTTTCTAACTGCATTGTCGACATTTTTCTCAAATTTTTCATTAATCGGTTTGTCAGTATTTAAGCCATATGAGACTGCATCGAGGCCGGGCCTCCTACGAGAAGAGCCTCCATTGCTTAAAGATCTAGAAGCTCCGTTTAATGAAGGTGAACTTGATCTCGGTGGTCTTGACACTCTAGATTCTGATATCATCGATCTTGAGCTGTCTCCCTCGCTTAAAATTCCCTCATTTAGAATTTCAACAAGACACTCTTTTACAACGGACTTTAAAGCGCTTCTTGAAAGCTTAGCCATTATCCAACTCCCTCGAACAAAGGATAGTTTACACCTGTCTGGCTGCCAGACATAGTACCTGTTAGAACAGGAAACTGACCGGAGTCAACGCCAGAAAGACCGGCAGTAATGCTAAATGCTGTTTTGGAATACTCGGATCTCACAAATAGTGTCTTACATCTTATCTCAAGACGAGGAGAGGATCCAGAAGCAGAAACTAGAAAATAATTACTAACCTCTCCCTGGCCCTTGGCATTGACACCATTTAAAGTAAATCCAACACGCATTGGAACGGGTCCATGATTTTCAACAAAAAAGAATCTAGTTGCATATGGAAAATCTATCCGTTGCGGTGTTGTAGTAAGAGATCCTTCAGCTCCAAGATTTTGAAGTGATGAAGTTACAAAGGGAACACCTGAAACTTGATAAGCAGGAACAAAGTTAGCTCCTGCACCTTTTGGCCAATGTTGAGCCATTATTCACCTTCCCATGAAAGTATTTCATTAAATATTCTATCAACCCTGTCACTCTTAGTAAAAATCTTATCTAGGTCATCTCTTTTTACTTCTCTACTTTCATTCATCATAAATGCACCAGGTGTAGATGGTTCAGAAACCATGTCAAAGCATATTAGTTGAAAATCATCCTGGACTATTTGTGTATCTCCCTGGCGTTTTGTTGTACCAACACCCCTTGAAGATATTCCTAATGTTACACCGGACTCGACTAAGCTTTTAAGAATCTTACCGCTAGGTGTATCAAGCAACTCAACAGCACCGTAGCATACATCATCTTGCATATATGCCTCCCTAACAATATGAGATGCATTCTTTAGCTCTACTACAGATGAGTCTGGGTGATCACATTCCCCCAGAGCTCTATTTTCTCTTATAAACTTTTGATAGTTTCTTATTTCTCTTTCTAAGATAGATTTTGGATAGATTCTTCCATTCTGATTTAAGGTGTCAGATTTTTGAAGAACACCCTTGAGAACAATCTTTCCTCCATTTCGCTGCATATCCTCTTTGAGCGTGTCAGCGTCAATTTTGAGAGGAAGCCACTCTGTTAAAAGTTTTAGCTTATCATCACTGCTCATTATTCCTCCATTAGTTCGTGCTTGAGCTTAGACACTAAAAGAAATTTAGATATTGTAGTGTCATTAATCTCATTTGAATTTGTCTCTTGAATATTTTTTCTAACATCAGATATCTTTTCTAAAATAATATCACTTTGAGCAGTTGTCTTTAGATTATCAATTTGACAAACTGTAGTCTCTTTTATCATATCTAGCATTTTTCTTATTGACTTGCCGTCATCATTGCTTATTGAAAAAACATATGTTTTAATAATTTCTTTCTGCTCTTCATTTAGTCTGTCATTATACTTTTTATTAAATTTTTCAGTCAATATCTTAACAACTAAATTATCAACATTTGAGTTAGGTTTATCTTCTTGAGGGTTGGTATCTTTCTCTTTAAGCAGATTTTCAACTATTCTTGACTCATATACAGCAACCTTTGAGAGGTTTGATAAGTCACCTCGTCTCCACTCATTAAGCAATGTTTGAATTGTGGCATACATCGTGTAATCTGGAACTCTTCTATGGTAAAACTGATCATCATCAATATTGTAGTTAATTTCTTTAATTAGATAAGATTTCTCTCTATCTAGCTCTGAGTAGTTTCGTCTTTTTGAAGCATTTTTTGCTTCTGTGAGTATTGCAGCTGCAACAGCAGTTGAGCTAACAGTAGACTTGGCAAGTGCATTAAATAGTCTAAATTCCTTATAAAGCTCTGTGCTTTCATTAAAATACTTTTCAACAATGTTTAATGCAACTTGTGCTTCATCGTTTTTTGACTCAATAAGCTTATCAGAGACATGTCTCAAGAGAAGTTCATATATTATTCCAACATTTCTTTTTTTATTGTGAGAATTTTTCATTCTATGCTAACTCTTCGTCCTCATCTTTGGCTTCACCAAGAATTTGACTGTTACTAATATTTATTCTACTCTCAAGTGATTTCAAAGTTGATCTTAAATCTGATGTCATCTTTGCTTGATATTGTGACTTTTCATTAAAGAAATTCTCAAAAAATGACTCTTCGTCTATTTCAAGTGATTCCTCTGATTCTGCTAAGGGATTTGGGTTCAAGAGCCCTTTGAGATCTCTTCCAAGAGTTTTTGTACCATACGGATCTCCAAAGTTAGACCCCTTGCTTCGATCTATTCCTGTACCGCCCATTGGGTCTGGAAACATGCCTCTATCACCCATTGCTGTGACAGCATTTTTTACCCTTCTCCTTCTGTTTCTTTTTTCTCTTTCGACAGGTGTGTAGTCACAGCCCTCATCAGCATCCTTTTTATCATCCCCTGACTCTTTCTTGTCATCATCATTGTCATCTCTTCCATCTTCAGAGATTAGAGAAGAATATTTTTTAATTTTATTTTGAGCTCTAATTGGAGCTGATTCGTCATCTAGCCTAAACTTAACAACGTTGTCACTATCTACATCACTTTCATCAAGATCTGTTTGAGGCTGAGGAGAAGAAGATCCAATAAGAACAGGAAGCCCTCTTGTGTTCATATCATCAGATGCCATTTCTTCTTCTGGACCCTCGCCGCCCGCATCTTCATCACCGCCTTCACCACCTTCACCGCCAGACTCAGGAAGCTTTGCTTCTTCAATTTGAAGATCTATAAGCTTATCCTCCATCTTTCCTTTTTCTATCTCGTCTATTTGCTTATCAGTTAGCCCAAGAATTGTCTTTCTTAAAAAGTTTCTATCAACCATTCCTTCAGGTGCATTTCCTGCTATCTCAAACCTAGATCTAAAAAGCTCGAGTTTCTGCTGTTGTGCAACTGTAGATGGATTAGAAAGGCTTAGACTAAAATCTAAAAGATCTTCACCCTCGAACCCAAAAGTATAAAGATGAATTATTGCGACTTTGTTTAGTTCAGAAATTATTGTTCTCTGAATTTTATTAATTGCACGGGAGAATCTTATGTCTTCCTGTGCAAGTGTGGCTTTTGCGCCTAGTCCTTCATCATAGCCAAGATAGGCTTTTGGAATCTTAAGCGCTGCAAAAAGCTTCTTTTGAATATACTGAACATCTTCAATTGCAGTAGCATTTTGACCACCTGCTAGGGTGTCAATAGTTGTGCCTGACTCAGAGCCACGGACAGGAAGATAGTAATCCTCATCAACTGAAAGTGGGTTATATCTCAGGTCAACTCTTCCCGTGTTCTTATCAACAACCTGTGCCCTCTTTAATGTTGACTGAACCTGCTCCATATAATTTGGAATATCTTCTGGCGGGACATTTCCTACGTCTATTTTAAAAACTCTTCTCTCTGGAGATCTAACAACACGATAGACTAGCATTGCGTCTTCCACAAGAATTAACTGTCTCCATATTCTTCTAGCTGATTCAAGAACAGAAGATCCGTATGGAAGAAATGCATCATTTCCAAGAAGCCTAAAGTGAGTTACTTGCCAATTTTCTAAAACTTGGTTGCCTTGTGTTACCCATCTGTATCTAACAGCCATTGGATCTTGTGGGTCGAAACCCTCTTCTCTTTCTATCTCATTGACTGGAATTGGCAAGACGTTTATGACACCATGCTCTGGGCTTAAATCGTTAAAAAGAAAAAAGTCTCCGTACTTACAGAGATTTCTTACCCAAGATGTTAGATTAAATTCAATATTAATCGTGTCAAGAAAAAGATCTTCAAGAAGCTGCTTAATTTTAGGATTTTCTGAATGTATGTGTAGACAGTGTCCATTTTCATCAGTAGCGGCAGACTCTTCAGCGTATACATCCAGAGCACTTGCTATTTCAGGTGTATACTCCATCTCGCTGAAATCAGAATATCTAGCCATTCTGTCATATGTTCCATATGCACTCATCGCAGTGCTATAGACGTGGCTTTGAGTCTTTCCAAATACGTCAAACGCAGAAGAAGGGCTGTCACCTCTAGTTGCCTTAATTCTTCTCTTTACAACCGGTCCGCTTCTAAATAGCTTTGTCAGCCTTCTAAAGAGACCTTCTCTATTACTTTCTGCCATGAATATCTCCAGATCAAATATACTATAATAGTCGATCTACATAAATTATTTATACACCCAATCATATTCAGGAGGTATAATGTTCCTTTCTCCCCACTTATCTTGCCATTTTCCTGGCTTTTTTCCATCTGTATCTGTCCTTACTGGGTTATAAGGTCTTGCTTCTGTGAGTGCACCTGGCATATCCCTGGGCATATCGAAAGTATTCTGCTTTACAGACATAGCCTCCAGCATTGCCTTATTTAAGGCTGCTGAATTTCTACTATGATCAGATGCTGAGTCATAAAGCCATAGGCCTATTGCAAGGCTCATGACAAGATCGTCATTATAGTTTCCCCGCATTGCCTGAGCCCTGTTCCCTTTCCAGATAAAGGTCTTCATTTCTTCATAAAACCTAGAAGAGTAGATTCTAATCTGTTTATTTCTAATAACCTCTTCAAGCTTTGTCAAGATCATTCCGCGTGTCTTTCCGCTGGTAGTGAATCCTGCTATAGATGTATCTCCAGGTGGGATATAGTCACCAATTGTAACAGCTTTTCTTCGCCTGTAATAAAGTGCTGGATAGTTTAAGTCTTTTAGCTTTATAATTGTAGCAAATCCATAGCTGTTATTTTCTGGACATACAAGAGCTTTATTGTATTTCAAACCAAACTGATTGATAAGAACAGCGAAGTCATCTGGGGGAATTTTTCCCTTATACTCAGCCACTACTTCTCCCTCATCAATATCAATAATATGAAAGGAGGAATAGTCCTTAGAATCACCTCTTGCAACATCTGCAGATAATACATACCTGTGATCTGATAGTGGGTACTTCCATATCCAGACACTCATGTCACGCCCGTCTCTGTCAATTGGACTTCTTATCTGTGAGTGAAGGTATTTTAAATCTTCATCAGTAAGAAACGTTTCCCCAGAAGAAGCAAAGTCACAAAGATACTCTTGTGCAACCTTTCTAGCAGAAAAGTTTCTCGTTTCTTTATCAAACCATTCTTGATCTCTTTCTGGGTGAACATCCCATGGAAGTCTGATAGCTTTGAACTCATTTAGCCCAGCCTCAGCATTTGTAAAAAGCTCATGATATTGACCGCCAACTCCGTTAGGTGTAGACAGAATAACGACTCGACCACCTGTTGAAATTGTGGGATATAATCCCATCCAAAGCTCGTCAAAATTTCTAACAAATGCAGCCTCATCAACGATAAGCAAAGACAGTGCTTCTGATCGTCCAGCATCCTCAGAGGTTGGGATAGCTTTAATTGATGATCCATGACTAAACTCTAAAAGCTGCTTATTATTAGTAACAATTTGAGGAAGAACTAGCCACGGTGGCAGATTTCTTATCATTGTTTTAACTTTTTTAATAAAGTTCTGAGCAACACTTAGCTTTGTTGCAATAACAAGAATATTCTTATCTTTTTGAAAGATTGCCAGCCATGTAGCGTATGCAGCCGTTAAAGTAGAGAGGCCTAGCTGTCTGGACTTGACTATTATTGAAAATCTATTTTGAATAAAGTCATCTACACATTGATCCTGAAATGGATATGTGTCAAAGGGTATTAAGCCTCTGACTGGATGCTGGATCTTGGTATATTTGTTAAAGAAGTATACGGGATCCTTTCCGCACTTAATGATCTCTTTAATCTGTCTTGACTTATTTGTGGACGCCATTATTCCACGCGAAAAGTTGTTATTCTCTTATAGTATGCATTTCTTCTAGGTGAAAAGGCAGATGCAGTAATTACATCAACAACATCTCTTGAATTTAGCTCCTTAACTTTTAGCGATCTATCTGCTCTAGACTTAAATTCTTTTTTTATGCTTTTCATATAGTCGTTTATTAGCTTTATCGACTCCTCTTCATGCCTCTCAGCAAGCTTTCTTGTCTCATATACAGAACCTAAGTTTACAATTGTCATGTACGTAACAGAAAATTTATCATCCTGCAAGCTTGTTTTAATTGATACCGTTGGAGACATAACTGTTGAAGACTTTCCAAATGTTGTATCACAAATATCTCCCAGTATATTGACTTCTCTAAAGTTTAACATAGTTGTTTACTCCTTCTTCTATATATTTTCTACAGAGAGAAAGAAATAGAATCAGTAGCTCTTCTATTCTTTTCTTCTTTTATTTTATTGGCTTCTGGTCGCCATCCACTAAGCCAGGCATCTTGATTTCCATCTGCCCATAATGATCCACAAGAAAAACAGCAGCTATATTTTTCATAATACTGTCTATCTAATTCACCATTCATACAGATTTCACATAGCTCACAAAAAATAGGAACAACCTTAAAGGACTCAATAGGCTTTATAATAGTAAATCCAAGCCTATGGTTAATTTGAATAGTGTCGTTTGAAATTTTAGTTGTACGTGATTTTGGCATCTTTTCCGCTAGATAATATATCTAAAGTATTGTCAACAGCATCTTTAACTCCATCAACATGAGAAATTATCATAATATTTTTAAACCACTTTCTCATAGAATCCAAAAGCCTATTGCATGCTGCAACATTGTTCTCATCTAGTGTACCAAATCCTTCATCAATAATAAATACATCAGGCTTGGGAAGTGATGACACATTAATCAGTGCAACTCTTATAGCCAGAGAAGATATCATCTTTTCCATTCCAGAGCCAAGTTCAATAACTCTTCTAGAGTCTCCATAATTTATAAATACATCCATTGAGTTGGTGTCTGAATCAGCTTCTAGCTCAACTGTAAATCCCATCACACCCTGAAGAATCTTTGATATTTCATTATTGATGTAGGGTAGTTGAGATTTCATAATAAGTCTTGGAATTCCTTTTTTTGACACACCTTGCATAATCAGATCGTAGACTTCAAGCTCAGAAGAAATTTTATCTGACTCTAGCTTCTCATCTCTTAGATTTGCAAGCCTCAGTTCAAACTTTCCAGCCTGCTCAACAAGCGATATTCTCTTAGCATCTACTTGTGTTATTTTTTCCAAGATTTCAGAAATTTTCTTCTTTAGTTTAATTGCAACGCTGCCCTCTTCATCATCTACTACGTGTATTTCCATATTTGCAAGATCATCACGAGATCTATCTAGCTTTCTTTTCAGCTCACTAATTTCACTTTCTATTTCATGAACTCTAATTTTTGTAGATGAAATGGAGACCCTAAGAGAAGATTCTTTACCAATTAGGCTGTCATATCTTTTAATCTTCCCTTCAAGATCTTGTGATTCAAGAGACTTAATTCTCCTTCTTGACTCTCTGGCCTGAGAACTTAAAAGAGATATTAGGTCTTTTTGATCGTCTATTTTAAGCTTATTTTTATGAGAATCCTTAATAAACTTACAGCTAGGAAATTCACTGCCACATGGAATTCCTTCTAGCTTTTTAACAGATTTTTCTTGATTTTTTAATATAGTCTTCTGTCTGTCAATCTCATGCTCTAGCTTTAAAAGATCTGTCTTAGTAGATCTTAGTGTCAAGAGATCTTCCTTAATTTTATCAAGTGGAAATTGAGACTTAACAGAATCAATCTTAGAAATCTTATCCTCTGAACTAGAAATTGATGCTAAAAGGTTATCTAGATCTTTCTTAATTTCAGTAATCGATGCTAGCGTTGAAGATATTAAATTTTTCTGATTTTTAATATCAGACATGGTGACAACTTCTCGATCAGGAGAAACAGCAAGTTGTATTTTTAATTCCTGATGCTGTGATCTTAGCTTATTTAAGAGTATTTCAAGATTTGATATCTTACCCCTCTTGTCCTTTATTTGTTCTTCTTGAACTTTTATCTCAGTATCCCAGTCAATCTTTGGCAGATTCTTTGCCCTAAGTCTGATCTGAGAAGACTCCTCCTTTGCCATGAAAAACATCTGATCGAATATTTCTAAATCAAGAAATTTATTTAAAATATTTTTTCTAGAAGTAGCCTTTTCCTTAATAAATGCATTCATCTCTCCCTGAGATGATAGAGAAGTTAATAGGAAGTCATCAGAAGATCCAATCAAGCTTTGAATAATCTTTTCTGTGTCTCTTCTTTGCTCTCCAGACATGTCTTCTATTACAAACCCATCTTCATTAATCTTTGATAGAGAGAGATTTGTAGTTGAATACACATGTCCCTTTCTTGCTTGGTGCTTAACAGTGCTTCTTTCAATTCTATATCTGATACTGTTTACATCAATATCAACCTGTGCGTGACAGTGCTTCTTTCTAGTGTTGATAATGTGAATATTTTTAATACTCCCTCTATCAGTAGTATTATACAGGCAATACATTAGAGATCCAATTATAGAAGATTTTCCTTGTCTATTTTTTCCAAATATTCCTGTAATTCCACCTAGCTTATCAAAGTTTAGTAAATTACCCTTACCGTATCCAAAAGTATTATCAAATCCTAGACGTCTAATAGACCATCTAATATTTCTAGATACAGACTCTTTTTTTGAGATTTGACTTATGTAATTGGAAATCTTTTCTTCAATTTTTTCCCACGTATCATTAGAGATATCTGTATTCTCATAGTAATTTCTCATAAGCCGCTGATGGACAGAAAAATCTCTAAGATTTTTCTTTGAAAAAGACTCACCATCTGTTTCAATTATTCCTGGATCAACTGCGTGATCCATTTTAAATACAATCTCTGTTGCACTTTTTTGATCCTTTAGGCGTTTATACAGTGTTGTAATGTCAGACTGATGTATTTTTCTATCAGATCTGATTCTAAACCTAGATCTATCAAACAGGCTTCCAGTTAGTGCAAGAGTAGAATCTACACTTCCTAGCCAGTCTATTGTAACAAAGGGCTGCTTGTGCTGAATTTCATAGAACTTGACGTCAAAATCGTCTTTAGATCTAATATCCCAAAATAAGAATCCTTTTCCTGGATCTTCGCCATAGTTTTGTTGAATTGATGAGCCACAGTATGCTATTGTCTTTTCTTCATTTAAAAACTGAGATTTATGAATATCGCCTAAAAGTGCAAAGTCATAGTCAGAAAAGAATTCAAGATCAACTTCACCCTCTATCTCCCAGTCAATGTCTGTCTTAGAGCCCCAGACACCTCCATGATAAAGTGCAATATTTACCTCATCTTTAACAGGTGTAACATCCTTCCACCCCTCTTCGTCAAAGCATGAAAAGACGCACCAGTTAAACCCTGTTACACCCGTAGGGTAAACGCCTGATTCCTTATAGAGATGAACTCTGTGATTATCCAGAGCTGACAGGATTGGACTAATAGCATCCTGGCGATCTCTATTGTTAAGAAGGCCATCGTGGTTTCCTAAAATAACATGAACTTCACATATTTTAGACAGCTCAGTAAACCACCAGCAAAGACAATCAATCAACTCAGGAGAAATCCCCTGGGTCTTAGAATGAACTATATCCCCACCTATATAGATAACATCTGGGTCGAGTTCCCTAACTTGCTTTATAAAAGCTGAGAACGACTCTATGTATTCTTCATGACGAGAAAGTCCACGCCAGTGGACATCTGCTATGTGGACTATCCTCATATAATTTATATTATTCTATTGGGCTCTCATTGTACAAGGTACTAGCCTTTCATTCTATTAAGCTTGTACTCAAGATAGTGCTTAATTTTTCCAATATCATTATCCATTACAGATATTTTTGATTGAACCCATTCAGGAAGATCATCGTCGTCATGGAGCATATCGTGAAGGCTTTGAGCATATCTTGCAACCTTGAATAGCTGGCTCCTTGTCATTCGTGCCTCTCTATCTCCTGAAGGGCTGTCACCATAGCTTAGGTTTCTTCCGTCTTCATCATGATCAGAATGCCTTGCACCACATGGTCCGACAGGATGACCCAGTTTACATTTTTTACAAGTAGGGTTTGGTGACTGTCCCGGGATGTCTCTTTCTGGCTGAAGGCCTAAGACATCAGGCCTTGAAAAAACAGCATCCTCTTCAAGATCTGCCATTACTTCTCTAATAATATTTCTTAGCTGAGACTTGCTTATCTTCATCTTATTCCTCTCGCATACAAAGATAAATATTATGAACTAGAGAAGAGATCCACTTCTAATGGCGCCAATTCTCATCTTAAGCCTCTGATTTGGATTCCAGGGTGCGGATTCTTTCTTAATATTTTTAAACTCTTCTTTTGACATGGAGCCAACATCTGAAAAATCACCCAAGCACGCCATTCTAACATCACACCCATAGGAAGTTAGAAGCTTAGCTATTTCCTGTTCTTTTATTTTCATATCTGAATCCATTGCTAGAATGACTGGTGTTTGATTGGATACAATTCTAGAAAATAAAAGGTAGTCATCTCTTAAGCTTGACCCTAACATGCACGTAGAGTTTTCTCCTGCTTTAAACATGTCAAATGGACCTTCAACAATGACAAGCTCTTTTTTCCAGTCGATATCAATCTCATTAAAGACAATATTCTTTTTATTGTTGTTGGAGTTGATATACTTTCTTCTAACCCCTCTATCAACAGCCCTGGTTACAAAATAATTTAACTCACCAAATAAATCAAAAGAAGGAACTATTACCCTCCTTTTAAACCTTCCGCTTCTTGAAGTTCCAAGCCTATATCTCCAAAGATCTCTCTCACATAACCCACGAGATCTAAGATACGATATGCATGATCTTATGTCCGGATCTATTGATTTTTGAAAATCTGCTAAAAGAATAAAATCTTCAGGAAGTCTAATTGCATCCTTGTCTTCAATAATTGAAATCTTATCTATTGTAGAACTAGATCCAGAATACTTTAAAAAAACCTCTATATCATCTCTTGTTCCGTGCTTCTTTAGAACAGAAAGTATTGTCTTCCCTTTTAGCCCACATGACCAGCAATGGCATTGCCATGTATCTAAATTAACATAAAACTTCTTTTTATTTCCCTTGCCGCACTGTGGGCAGGAAAATATAGCGTTTTGCTGCTTTCTATCAAGTTCACATGAGCCAAAGACTCGTCTTAGAAATGATATCTTTTGTGTAAATGTAACCACAATAATATCATAACACAACTTGATATTATTTTCAAATAATTAATCCTGCTCTTGAAATCACGTATGCGTCTGCCATGTCATAGCTTATAGGATCTAAAACGCACTGATTTTTTCGAGGTCCGCTTTTTAAAATTTTTGTAGGCCATTTGAAGTCATCTAGCTCACCTGATGCCCATTCTATGATTTGATCTTTTGTAGGCTTTCCGCCGTCCTTTTTTCTTTTTATCTTTATTCCGAGAGCCTTTCTTGCCGTGTTTACGTTTATGAACATTGGAGAAAAGTAAAACTCTTCTTGTGCAAGGTAGCTAACAATTCCATTAAATCTTGCAAGTGTTAAAAGTGTCTTTGCAGAAGAAAGGCCAGGCCTAAACGCCTGTAAATTTTCTTCAATACACACCTTTTCAATTCCATATTCAATATTCAATCTGGATAATTCACGTCTAACTTTTTGAGCTTTCTTAAATATTGTCTTATCTTTTGATAGGACAACAGATCCCATGTCAATTAAATTACCACTTGGCCCAATAATACACCAACCTGTGCAACTAGTAGATATATCAAGTCCTAAAATCATTAGAAGTCCATCTTAACTCTAAAGAGAAAGTCATCATCATCTCTCTTAACTACAGGTTGTGCAAGATTTGCCTTCATAATTACATTCATATTATCATCATGAAAGTATATTCCAGTTATATAGACAAACTCTGAATTAACATCATTTGCATCAAGTGATGCAGAAAGAACCTTAAACCCGGGATTAGATGAGCTATTAATTAATCCAGGCTGACAGGGTACATTTACTGACATTACATGGATGTTTTGCTCACCGCTAAAAGAAGCTTCAAATTGATTTTTTCCAAAAAGATTTAAGTGTGGAGATTTAATTAAGACTATTCCCTCGTCGTAGAATATATTTCCTACGTTGTTGTATGTGGCCTGTTCTGTTAGGCAGTCCGCTCTATATAGAGATCCATGACCGTCATCTTTTAGAGTGATACTTACCTTTCCTCTTGATCCAGAAATATTTTTATCAGTCAGTGTAAATGTTCCAGGCTGAATTCTATTTCCATAAAATAGGTTTGGAATATTGAATATAACAATCTCATTGCTTGATGGGTCTCTTGTTGCTTGATAAACTAAAAAGTGATTGTCAGCAGTTCCTTCAAGAACCTTTCCATCAGGCCTGTCAGGAGACGCCAAGAATAAACCTCCATCAGAGCTAGTATAGTAAGCTAAAGCATGCGAAATTCTGAAAGGGTCGTGAACATCAGTAAGGGGTATGTTAGCGGGTCTAGCTGTAAACATATCGCTTAGATTTATTAGACTGGGATCAAAGTTACCATAGTCATCTCTATACAGATATCCTTCAGATGATGATGTTATTAGGTCTGAGGTGTCTGATCCTGTATATAGCAGTCCATAGCTTGGCTGAAACTTTCCATTATCGTTTGGAAGAACTGATAGCGATCTCTTTCTTAGTGAAGCTGTTTGAAATAGCCAGTCAGACACCTTTCTTTCAGATGGTTCATCCCCATCATAATCTCCCTTGACATCAAATTGAGATGAAGCAGTAAGGAATAAAAGGCGAGGATAGACATCGTTGACAATATCTTTTGTAAAATTCTCAAGATTGATCAGTGTAGCATCAACAGTCATTGAAAGACCAGCGTTGAACGGCATTGACATATACGGCTGTACAAACTTATCAGTAGGATAGCTAACACCGTCTAATGCGCCGCCAGTATCAACAAAATCTTGCCTGCGTGATGATGAAAGAGCATTTGATAAAAATCTTCTATCATGCTTCTCATAAGTGAAGAATGGAGGAACATAGAAAAGAAGATCAGATAGATCATCTGGCCCTCTAATCGAGCTAGAGTATATCTGTGTATCTGTTCTATACGTTGAAAATATCTTAAGGTCGTGGACTTCTGCATTTAGTGGGTGGTTAAAGAAGAACCCCTTTGGATCTCCTAGCTCAATTGCTGGATCAGTACTGTTTCTGCCGTCCCAGGTTGACACCCTAGGTCTAAGTGTAAATCCTTCATTTTTTCTTGCTGTGAGATTAAAGAATCTCTCTATTGTTGTTGCATTAGATCCTGTGGAGTTTGAACCCTCATAGAAGTTACCAATAAATAATGCATTTGGATCTGCTCTTCCTGCTGGAAATCTATCCCCTATTGCACGCCCAGTGCCGTCTTCTGCTTTAGTGTTTTGATTAACAATTGGCCTGATGCTTGAAGAAGAGTCAATTGTAAATTCTGATACTGGATCTCCGTCTATGACAAAGCTACCTGTTCCACTATTGACCTTCGGGCTCCACCGAATTGCAACATGGTGCCAGTGATCCTTCTTGAGTGAGTTATCTGGTGAAACCCACGCGTACTTAAACGGTTCAGATTTATAATTTGCTGAATTGTTTAGATATATCGGTCTATCACTATCCTTGACAATCTTAAATCTTGAAGGAGGATATTCTGCACTTTGTGAGAGCTGAAGAAGAACCCTGTATCCGCTTGCAGATCCATCTGGTGCCTTTAGTGACCCTGTAACAAGACTGACAGCGTACGCGCCACTCATGTGATAGATTGTTCCAGCTTTAAACTCTCCCTTCTTAACACCTGACGATGTTTCATTTGTATATCTTGGATTAATATAAAAGTCAAACGTAAATGCAGTCTCAGGAGCATATCTTCCATCAAATCTTTTTCTTCTTACCAGCTCTTGGGCATCACCAGACCACACCTTATTTAGAGACCCAGTAGGACAAGGGTATATTAGGACTGAGCTTGATAGTGCATGGGTAGGATAGAGATTTTGATCACCGTTTGAAGATGTAAAGAAGTTAAGAGTGTGGTAGTTTGTATATGCGTAGTTGGGATGGCTGATTTTTGCTCGATTTCCTTTCAGCAGTATATTTCTTATCTGGTTCTTAACAATTCTCCTATTTGCAGCAAAGCTTCCTGATATGCGATTCCTATCCATGGGTTTAGTATTAAATTGCTCGTCGTCCTGAAACAGGAACGGCGGCCTAAATCTCTCAATATTAAATACTTTTGAATTTTTAGCCGATGGTGACATCGACCTTACTGCTTTCATGTATCCTATATGATCAGGTGGATCTCCATGAGAATTTAAATTCTCAATTCCAGTGTGCGGCCAGTCTGTCGCATACCCTAGGTAGCTCTGAATATCAGTAGTTGTTCCTGATAGCTGCTGGGCTGAATAGAGGTTTATAAGTAGAGCAGACTTTTCTTCATCATACGCAACACTGGTAGGGTCAAGCTCTCTAACGCTCTTTGACACCCTATTTGTCCTTGCAGACAGGCTAACCTGGCCCATAGTCCCAGTAGGGCTTGTAATTCCAGAGGCCATAACGGGCTCTTCGTTTACACTATCTACAGAGGATGAGACAAACACCCTTTTTGGGTGAGTTGTCACAGTGACCTTTTCAATCAGGTCCCTTGTAATTTTGATAATTGCCATGGGCTAAACCTCCAGTAGGACTAGAAGTCAAGCCTAATCCTGAAAGTCAGGTCCTTCTCGTCATTCTTCTCAACAGGTCTGCTTAGCTTGGCAACTGCAAGAAGATTATTTCTTCCGTCATATAAGCCAATAGTGCTAACGAATGAGAATGTTCTCTGTGTAGTTTCCTCTCCTTCGTCAATCACGTTTATTCTTCCAGTGCTGTCAGTAAACGTTGGGTTAGAAGAGTAGTTAAACTCATCAGATCCAGCTCGGCAGAAGATCAATGTTGAATTAATATTTGTCACATTTTGAAATGTTATTGCAGTAAGTGATCCTGACTGGAATCTAACAGATGCAAAGTGATCTAGAATGTTATCCATTGAAGCTGATACGACAAAGTCTGGAATAAATTTGGCATTATTATTTCCGTACTCAGCGGCATCTGCTGCACCTATTGGAGCTGCTGGTCCAAATCCAAGAATTGTCTGTCCTGAAGCTGCATCGTCAAAAGCTGCAGGAGACATGGCATCAATAACGCCAGAGGCAGCCTGAGAAGCTGATATTGCCTGTCCGAGATCTAGAAGACCTATTCCCATATCGTAGAATAGAAGGCCAACATTTCTATTTGTGTTAGATGAGTCAACTATGTTTCCAACCTCGCCGCCTACTGACGTCTCCTTGGCTGTGGCTGACCCGATATCAGTGTAGATGGCTGATCCTGACACAGTTGGAAGGTTAATGTTTGGACCCATGTTTCCTGACATCTGTGACTGTCCTGAAGCGCTTGGGTCTCCTGGTGCTCTAGATGCAGATTGATAAAACTTCATAGCGAAAGTTTCACGCTTAATCCTGTCTCTAGAGAAAAGCCTCTTGAATGTAAAGAAGAGTGCGTGATCAATTCCGTTTGCAGTTGGAGGCTGGGTTGTATCAAAAGGAGTTGTGAATTGATACGATGCATCACCTAAAAGAAGCTGAGCAAACTGTCTATATACGTTTATCTTTTCTCTCATCATTAGAGAGTTAGAGGGAAATAGTAGCTTTCCTGCACTATCCTGTCCAGATGAGGCTGCAGCTACATCAGAACTTCCTGAGTATGCACCGTATGTAATATCAAATACTGGGTTTGCTGTCTGAAGTGTATAGTCTTGATCGTACACAGTTTGAAAAAGAGATGATGTTACACCTGGACCGACACCTCCGGTAACGAAAACCTGATACTTCTTTCTAGTTGTTGATCCGGAGATATCCTCCTGAATAATGTCGACCAGCTGATTTAAAACAGACTTGCTAGTCTTAATATCAGCTGCGGAAATTTCTTTAAATGTAGCCATTCTTTATCTCTTGCAAATTATGATGTCTTGTTAATCTTAACAAGGAGGTTCTTTGATGCACCAGATTGCTGCCCTGTAATGGTGATATATGATCTAATAGTAGTCTTATCTCCTGCAACACCGTATGTGTCAAATAGTGAGGTTGTCAAGGATGATTTCACCTGTATGGTAGGTGCAATTGATGACCCGCCTGTAACAGTATCAAGAGCAGAGGATCTTGTGATTAGGTATGTTGCAATATTCTCTGAGCTTATTGCAATAGGTCTTACTCCAGATAGCTGAAGAAATAAATTATTCATTTGGACCCTAAATACCTGATCAACAAGCTCAACTGGTACTAGCTGATCGCCTCCAATTGACTGCTTAATTGTAGGTGTAGAGCTTCTAGTATTGACAATATTAAGTGTAATTGTATCTGAAGTTACACCATCCAGAGTTATCTCTGGAAGTCTAATAAGATTTGGAACAGAAATACTTCTAAGTCTAAACTTTTGAGAAAGATTTCCTCTAGTAATTCCTTCTAGAATTGGTGTATTTTTTTCAACCTTTTCTTTTCCAACTGTTCTTCCAAACTTTTGTATGATTGAATAATCAACTTCATCGTCTGAAAGTGCAAACTTAACTATAGAGAAACTTCCATCATTTCTAGCTAGAAGCTCCCTTCCCTTGTCTGTAAGAACGGCATCTAATATGATATTATTAGTGCTATGATCAAGAAAACCCATTTTTTACCCCTGATTGTAAATATATCGCTTTGTGTGTTATCCAGTAAAATAATTCTACTCAGACATCTATTAGAGTTGCAACCTTTGTTGTGACAGAATAGTCTACTCCCTCGCCAACTTCAAACAAGTTATCCCTAGTGTCCTTAACATAAATATCAATTAGTTTTGATTTCTGGTTATCTAGATTCATCATAGATAATTTATAGCTTGGATTATCATCGCTTGTTGCCATAATATTAAGATCATCTCCGTCTGAGTTTGTAACTGTTAAGTACTCTGGATCAAAGTAGATTGTTAATTGATTAAATCCAGATGTCTTTATTGTATCTTTGAACAGGTCATTTCTTAGATATAGATTTGGATATGGAATAGGTGCACCTGATTTTGACAAATATGAAACAATAAGCCTAGACTTAAATTTATCATATGATACACTAAACTGAGCAGAATAGTTTGAACAAAGACCCCTTGCGTCCACGCTAGCTATCGAATAGATATATAAAGAATTGTGATTAAAATCCTTATCCCTATAGAGAAGTTGAGGCGAATCTGCAACCTGTATTAGAGCGCCGGATAATCTTGCTATTGTGCTTTGAACAAGAGAGTCTGGATCTGGTATCTCTGTTGTCTTTGTAAGTGTAGTTGAGTCATTAAAGTAGTAATTTTTAATTAGCTGAAATGGAGATGATGTATCAAGCCTTCTAAATACTCTAAACTCTTTTACATCTCTTTGTCTATTTACTGGCATTGACCACGCTATGTCTAGTGATTCTGACTTTCCATCCCAGACGAATTCAATATCTGTAGGTGGGGGTGGTGGAATTCTTTCTATGCATATAGATGTTGCAGTCTTACTAGGCCTGGATGCTATTAGAACACCAACTACGACAGATTGATTTCTTGATTCATTTCCGGGATATACATTAATTGCACTAAATTCAAGATAAGCAATTGTTCTAACTCTATATCTGTACCCCCTTCCATACATAATGTTTGGATCAATTGCGTCACCAGATAGGGGATTTTCAATTATAATTGGATCTAGTGTGAGTACATTTCCAGATTCATCAACCTCGTCCTTTTCAATAAGGTATCCGACGACCCTTGCTGAATACTGGCTACCATCTGTCTGGTCAGCCATGTTTTGAGAAATTTTATATGTGACGGGCTCTGCACTGATATCATAGTCATCATCACTTAGTGACCCAGCAGTGTTTGCTGTAACTGCTGCAGTTGATATTGAAGAAAGTATACTCTTTACTGTATTGAACTCTTCAAAGTATGAACTTCCCCCATCCTTAGACCATGCATTTCCGCATCTTCCTGCGAGAACGTTACTTACAGAAATCCCTAGGTCAAAAACTGTCGAAGTATTAGAGAAGCTATCGTTAATAAGAGCTGTCCTATCTTCAGACTGATTAAAAAAGCTTAGGTCACCCACAGACTGATAGCTTGCAAGAGCTGTCCTTAAAGTCTCTTTTGCATTTGAATCCAGCCCAGTAGAAGATCCAACAGCTTCAAGATATGAATTAACAACATCGAGATTTGAATCAGATGACTCATTAGATGTTGTAGATGATGCAAATTCAAATTCAATCTCTGATGAGTTTATTGCTATCTTTGCAACATCTGTCAGCTTTGTCAATCCTTCTGCATCCTGCAATCCAATTCCGCTATACTGATTACTGGTCATAATATCCTCAAAGAGAATATTTTCAACATTGTCTGCTATACTAACTGTAAAGTCTACAACTTCTAGCCTGTCCTCATCTGAATCTATTACAGATCTAAGCTCTTTTGGAGACCATGAAATTTTATTAAATCTAGGAAGCCCAACTTCAACAAGCTGTGCCCTTCTTTCAGACTCAGATGCATCATCGCTTAAAGTTGTAAATGATGTCCGAGACTCACCATCAACAACGACATCTCTAGAAGTAGTCTCATCTGCAACAAAGTAATTGTATTGAAACTCACTAGATACATTGTCTGGGATTGGTATGTCAGACTGATTGACTCCCTTGCTTGGCATAGATGAATAAGCTGATTCGTCTATCAGGTCATCATATATTGAAAATGATGATATTGTCATATCTTTTCTCCTTGATCCATTGTTACTACCGCTGTGTTTCTCATGTGTTATCTAGATCACTTTGATATGGAAGAAGCTCTACAGTAACAAAAAAGCTAAATACTTCAGATAAATATGTCGTACCAGTCATTGGATAGACAGCTCCATCCTGAAGATATGCAACTGTATCTTCAGATGTTTCTTCATAATCTATTTCAAAACCATCGGGATCGACAAGAATACAAAATACTCTCTCAAATAATGTTGGACAAAAAGCCTGATTTAGATATTTCTCAGGACTGAATAAAAATGACTGCCTAAGCTTGCTTGCAACATTTTCAGATGAAGATGTTGCAAGATCTAGATCACCAAATGCACCAGCATCTATTCCCTCAGCAACCATTGATAAGATATCAGATCTTACTTGATTATAATACCCATCGCTAGAGCTTTGAACTCCCATACTTAGGCTTAAATTTTCTGCATTTCCAGTATACCCAGTAATAAAATCAAAATCAGCTTGTTGAGTACCAAGCCCGCCACCATCAACTGAGGATGCATAGCTGCAACCCTTTTCAAAGAGTGGAAATGCCCTCTCATTTACATCTATTCCACCGATAATTTTTAAGTACTCCTTAAGAATATAGTCTTGTAGGTGATTTCTATTAATCTCATCTGCATTAATTGAAATAGGGCCATCGTTCGCGTCAGGCCCGAGATCTGTGACTGAGGGTGCAGTGTTATATTCGTCTCCTCTTTGGATAAAAAAGTCCCATGTCAAGTTTGGATAAAGTCCTGTGAAAGTAGATGATTTTTCATTAATTGATTCAGAGCTAGAATCATCTGCCGATGTTCCTGGAAATGTCCCATCCGGTTGATATCCTCCTGTGCCTGCTCCTAAGCCCGAGTCCAGCGCGGACTTGTCATGGGCAGAGGTAGACCAGGCTTCGTCGCATGCAGCTGCTAGAGTTTCTGCGCTAACATCTATTGCAGAAGACATTGGATCAAGCCCCCCGTATGTTCTAGTCGATGAAAGAAGCCTTGTGTCAAATATATAATTTCTTGGCTTATACACAACATCACCTCTATCCAGATCCTTCTTATATACCTTGATGCTAATGTGAGGACTTGATGAGTAATCTTCTGGCTCATAGCCATCATAGCTAGCATAGTTCTCTGCCTCCTCTCTTAGCTTTTCAATTAGGCCGTGGGGAAGACCGACTGTTAAAATTTCAAGCCTATCATCATCAGGATCTCCCTTTGATGTTGAGAACTCACCGGACTCCAATCCGTCTTCGTGTGTAGATGGATTAGGCTGAAGAAGACCGAGCCCAGGAATAATTCTATTGCTTAGGATTTTTGAAGGAATTACCTCACAGCTTGGTATGAGAAGATCTCTAGAGCTAGCTGTCTTTCCATCTTCACTAAGATCTTCATCAAAAAATCCTGCTGATGATATTGTTCTAGACCCCTCTCTTAAATTTTTAACAAGGCTGTATGCCTCAGAAGTCATACACGCGCTAAACATGGCAGATAGTGCATCATCGTAGCTTATTGACATTCCCTCATTTGCTACTGCATTTTTTGCTGAGAGATCACAATAATCTAGATAGTGGATATGGGAGGATGGGTTGGTAGTAAAGCTAAGAATGTCTTCGTATTTTGAATTAATAACGTTTCCAACTGCGACAAGTGCCTCAGACATTGCTTCACATCTAGTGTACTCCTTTATAAGCCCTGCATGAATGTCTCTTATGGACTCCTCAATTGTGATATCGTATGCTTCACCAAATGCAGAGTTTAGTGCATTTGAAATATTTGTACCATACCCGTTTACATTAACTGAATCATTCAAGCTGTATAGACCGCCTCTAGAGAATTTTGCGCAAGCTAGCGCGAGCTGTGTTGTTCTTGCTGTGTCTAGTCTAAGCACCGTGTAAAATTCAGCATCAAAAGATGCCTGTTGGATAAATGTTGGGCTTCCTCTTGAGAAAAGATCACCCTTTGTGGGTGGACCGCTTCCATCGGTAGACCGACCTGTCACCTCCTGAAAAATGGCAGACTCCTCTCTCTGTCCAATGGGTATGACGCTCAAATCGCCTGCAAGAACCTGTGTCTGAAATCCACCGCTGTTTGTAATCTCAATTGAAGAAAGTAAATCTCCGATTATGTAGCAGTAAGCTCTTCTACGAAGAGTGTCTGTGTAGCCTCTAAAGTCAGTAATTATATCTATTGGCTCATCACTTCCTCTGAATTCTTCTTCGAGAACTAGGCGTATTCTCTCATCATCTTTATCTGTTAGAGCTATTCCTTCAAAATCATCACCAACAAATTCAGAATAAAATCTTAATAGCGTCAGATCGGGTAGGTCAAATATTGAACCCCTTGAAGTGCTTGTATCAATTGTTAAAAGTGCAAGGCCAACAGGAGATCTCATAAGACCGACCCTGTCTTTAATAATAGATTTTGGGCTTGTCATAGCTGTTGAAAAATCTTCCTCCTCTGATGTTACCTGTATATTATCAACAGTTCTATGTGCAACATATCTCTTTACCCCTGAACTTGACCAGTATGCTTCATCCTGTATTTCGAGGATGCCGACGCCATCTCCAGCATCTGATACATCTAGTATTTTTTCTGTCAGCTCTAATGCCAGATTGTAGAAATCGTCATAAGATCGCTGAATTGCATCAATTTCTGAATCGACTTCTTCAGCAACATCTTCATCTTCTATCACACCTGTTCCGGAAATAGATGACTTAATTATATCTTCCTGCTTCTTATAGAGCCTTCTCGCATCTAAAAACTGACTTAACAGGTGCGCAATTTCACTATTGCTTCCAGCCTCAATGAATATTGCAAGTCTAATGAATTCAAGCTCATCTACAGGATCTCGTGTAATTTGCTCTGTCTGATCTGACACATCACTCCAAGAAGTTCCAGTTGTGCTAAGAACAGACTGCAAGACGTCATTATCGTGAACAAATCCGTTGTCTGATAGATAGTCTGATAGCTGGTAACATAGTGCTCTAAAGAAGCTATTTGATGATCTGGCGCCGCCAATTAAGACCGGAACAAGTGCTGCTATTGACTGTGCTTTTGAAGTAAAATCTTTAGCAAATGCCTCAAAATTAAAGTCAGTTATTTCCCCACTTGAGGCTTGATCTGATGTTTCTATAAACTCTTGTATCTGGTGAACAAAATCTCCTGCAAATGCTCCAAATCCATGAATTGCATCTCCAAAAGAGCTGTCAACAGAAAATCTTTCAAATGAAAATATTTTTGTACCATCTTCAATTTGAGGGTTTATCAAAGAAGCAATAGACTCACCAGCAGGAGCGCTGCTAAATAGAGATCCGCCTATGTCACCAATAAGCTGGTCAACAATTGTCTCTACAGAAGGATTGGTAAATATGCCAGTAGAATTATCAGATTTGGCTCCAAATTCATCTAGCACATCATGAACGTAGTCAGTCCTCTTTAAAAATGACATGGCTATGTCTCTTGATATAATCTGAGAAATAATTACCATTCTTTCAGTGAGGCTGAGACCGTAAAGGCTATTGTCAAATATGGCAAAGTCTGATCTTGACACAACTGACCCTCCATCAACTGTCTCCATAGACTGATTTAGTGAATTCAGGCCACTGATTACTCTCTGAAAGCTTCCGCTGCTTCCATCGTCAAAGACATCGTACGGTGCAAATCCGTTTTCAGACGTATCTCTCTCTTCCACGCCTGGGTCAAAGAGCTTAGAGCCATATAAAATACACCTTCTTAGGTCTTGAACTATCTGTGCAACTAATTTTGTGCTAGATGAGTTTCTAAACTCATCCTCAGAATATTCCATATCACCTGTAACAAGGTTGTGAAAGTTGTCAACATCAGTTATTCTTCTTGGGCTAAAATCTTGCATGTCTAAGAATGGAGCAGACCCGCCCCACGATCCAAAGTATGTACTTGTGACAGGAAGCCACTCTGATGGCATCATTGTCTCTCTAATGGAATTAAAGACATCAAGAAGGGCATTTTGTGATGCTAGCATGCTAGAATCTGATAGTATCTGTCTAATGTTGAAGCTTAATAGTGACATTCCGGCAAGTGCATCCAGAAAATCCTGACGGGAGCCGATTGTTATATTTGTTGCTGCTGATGTTGCATTGTCAAACTCTCCATTTTCATTTTTTATAAGCTTAATAAGACAGTTTCTAGCAGCCTCTTTAGTCAAGCTATCGAGTAGAACATTATAATATATTGCATTATAGACACCCTCATTTACTGAATCATCATCTCCGTACAGTGGGACAAAGTCAATAGAGGTTATAAGTTCGGGTGCAGACACAGAGAGGCCAACAATAGACGCTGGATTTGTGAATGAGGTAAATACAGCATCAGTCGATCCATCTGTTGCAAAGTTTGTTGTAGTTCCAAAAGATACACTTCCTTGGGCACCGAGACCAGAAGATGACACTTGATCATCCGACATTGATTTCGCAGGCTTTATAATCGAGCTAATAACTCCAAGTGCGACATTTTGAAGAGTTGTAGACGGTAGAGCAAATCCAGAATTTGCCAGTGAATTAAAGGTAATTGTCATGTTAGAACTCTCCGGTTATTGAAATGCTTCCTGCAACACTAGTGTTTCCCTGTGTGAGGTCTGATAGTATTGGTGTAATTGAATACTCGACATCGCCCAGGATGCCTTTTTGTGATGTATCTGTGAATGTAAAGTTACCAGAATTAGACTGAGCATGGTGCACACCTACTGGTATCGTTACACCATTTCTATTTGCTGTAATTATAAAATGATCAATTGTATCTATATTACCTGAAATAAACCATCCAATCTTTACATCTCCCGTGCTTATAGCACTTACAGAAGGCTTCGTGATGCTTATTGACGAGCTAGGTGTTGAAACATTTATTGATTTAACGATGCCCGTTTCACCGAGTTCAAAAGAGTTAGAAGCATGATTTGAAACAAGGGCTCCTCCATATGAAAGTGTTCCTTGTCTTATTGCTGTCGGAGATGTAAACTTTTCAGAAAAATTTGTATCAAACTTTGTAGAACTTGAAGAAGATGATTTTTCAACTGAAAGAGACGGCATAAAGGAAGCCTGTTTTAACTCTCTAAATGCCTGTGTTGACTTTAGCTCAGAAAGAATGCCAGTTGTAGTCCTCATAAGAGGTTCTAGCTTATAAATATACTCTGATGCAGACTTAGGAGAAGGAATTCCCATAGAGGTATCTCCAACATCTTTAAAGTTTCCAGATGTCTTTATCCCAAGATCATACTCAATTCCAGTATTCACATCAAATCTCTTAACCCTAAAGACAGAAACACTGCTTAGCTGATCCTTAATATCTGAAATATCCTCACTAAACAAATCTGAAAGATCTAAGTCATCAAGTATGGATTTTGTAATATCAGCATCTGACTCTGGAATATTCATTGATGCATTAATCGATATTTCATATCCATCTAATGTGCTACTTCTTCTCACGCTTGGTGGATCTGCATCAATAGAAACTGAATCTCTGACGATCATTCTTTTTTCAATCGTTGATGCCTCAGATATTCTCTCTACACCTGTATTAAAAACTGCCTTACACCTATACTCATAAACATTTTCTTCAACAACAGATGTATCAGTAATCTGAAAGGTTTTTCCCCTTGATGCAAGGCTGTTTGATCCTGCACTATTGATTGGTATGTACTTTCTATCTCTATTTGTTAAATTCTTTCTTAAAAAGTATATTCCAACTGGGTCTCCTGATATTATTTTTGCTTCAACTAGAATGCCTTTATTTGAATTTTTTGAATTTATAGACATTTCTAAAATCTCATCTTCAACTGGCATATCAATATTTCTTCGACTAGGCTTAACTACAATATCTGAAAATGTTGTCATTTCTCCAGACGCTGATACCGCAACTGCTCTAATTATTGTGGGATTTCCTGATGCAATGGGATATGATTTAATTACAGGGGCATTTTTTTGTGTTAGGGAGAATCTATCAATCTGGTTAAATCCCCCTGATTGAGAAATTTTAGATGGACTTATTGTCTTTTGTAATATGATAATTTTATTAGCATTTTTATCAACTTGCTTTACAACCATGTGCATCATAGAGTCTTCTGATTCAGCGGCTGTTATAACAGGTGGAGCTATGACAGTATAGAACTCATTTATATTTTTTTTATGATCTATCACCTTTGTTTCAGTTTGTATTGTTCTTCCCTCTGAGTCGATTAAATCTATGATAACATTAAACTCACCGGGATTTGATATTTTAGAAGTTGGAACTTGAAAAGAATACTCAAAATCTGTATCTTCGGTTGTAGTTTCAGATATAGAAGTAACCGATAACATGCTAGGAAGATCTGAAATTGACTCTTGCGATACTGGTGATATATTTACAAACTTACTTCTAAGGGAGTTAGATATCTGATTTAGATCATCACTGTTTAATGATTTTACCTGACTATAAGATGTATTTAATGGGCTCATCCTCCTAGACGTTCCCTCATAATTGTCTCTAGCAGTGTTTATAAAGTCTGATATTGACATTGAAACAATCTGAGAAGCAGCTACACCATATTTTGATATTGCTGACATTGCAGCAACCTGTGGATCTTTTTCAATTGACGAGACCCCTGTCTGTCCAATTGATGCCCTTTCAAGAACACCAGATAGTTCATCTTGAGATGTTGACTGGCTAATATTTGAAGGCGTAACAGAAGATTCAACAACTTCTCCAGTTAGTGGATCTACATTATACTCAACTGCATTTTGACCAATATTTGTACTATTGCTCGTACTTTCTCTTTGAACAAGAACAGTATCTAAAACAGGTATAGTGGATTCAGACTTTCCATTATTTGATCTTGATATTCTTCTTTTTTGTAATGTAAATTTCACACCACCATCAAAAAATATTTCACTAGTAGTAGCACTTAAAGAGATAGAGTCTCCTGTACCTGATGTGATTGAGTTTAGCATCTTTGATCTAGCTAGCTCTTTTTTTGAAAGATCGCTTATAAAGGAGTCGATTGATCTAGTCTCACTTGCAATTTCTTGAAGAGATTCTTGTTCACTATTTTCACTAATGGATTCTTTTAATTGAATATGACTTTTTAATAGAGCTTTAGATATAGAATTATTTTTTGAAAAATTAACCTTTTTATTGTCACTGGTCGTTGTACCTCCAGAAAAATAGCTTAAGCTGCTTGATTTTGACTCACTACTTTGAGATGATCTCTCCTCTAGTGACGAGAACCCTCTTGTGTTTAAAGATAGGATTGGACTATTATCTCCAGAAGCAATTTTTTCAAAATCATTAGTAGGGCGTGTTAGTGTTTCTGGCTGAATTGATACTTTCACGCTTACAGCATCATTGTTTAGTAGCTCATTTGTTATTGCTGTGAATGATATCTTATAGTTAAACACTATATCACCAGTTGAAGTTTTTTCTGAAGATTCAATTGTAGAAGATACACTTCCGCCGTTTATTGCAGAAATTGTGGGTAATTGAACTTTCATACCATTATTCCTCTGACTGTCTGTCAAATATCATTGTGAACATGTTGATAAATGTTGGCTGTCCGACACTATCAATAAAAACCTTTCCAACAAAGAACACATGCTTTGGTGAACCATCATCAAGAAGAAAAATACCATAGTCTATCACATCAAGCTTTTTTAATCTTGTGTCAACAATCCCGCCTGTCTCAAAAAATTGACACATCATATTTGATGAAAAGCTTGTATTTGTAAACTTAACAGTCTTATACTGGGGTATATATTCTTCACTTGGATACCCTGGCCATACTTTTTGAAATAAGTCATACCAGTCACTAGGCCTACTTTGATTGAGATCTGTGTATTCTCCAAAGTCTTTTTCAGATCCTGTGTCAGATTTATCTGCTGCAACAACAGGAGGTAAAAATTTAAAATTTTCAATGTGGCCAAGCCTATAATCCATAAATAGAGGCTCAACTGTATCAAGGCTTATTGTAGCACCATCAGGATCTGCAAACGGAGACTCATTGCTAATAGAAAAATCTATAAAGTCAATATCTGTATTGAACTCATTGTCACCAAGAAATGTCTTAGATGCAATTGTCTGAAGGTTTTTAAAATTATCAATAGACGAGGAAAGAACTCCATCTACTAGACTTGAAAATACTGACCCGCTAGAGACAGAATCAAGCCTTCTATTGCCAGAGCCTTGAAAGAGCGTTCCATCAGAGCTAACTTCAATGTCACCGCCATTAAATGCAACTAAATTACCAGAATCATCAGTTTCAAATGTAATCTGATCTCTAGGAAGGCTTACTGCCTCAAAAAATATTCTATCTGATGCGTCTGCAGATCCACTAGCAATATCTCCCTGATAGAAGGTATGACCATCGGTAAATGTTGCAAATTCAATTCTAAGCTTTCCAGATGTAATCTGACGCTTTCCCTCTTCTGTAAGGGTAACATCCATAATTCTAAGCTTGTTATCTAAAATTCCAGCCACAGCTGCACCTCTTCACTAATTATGTGTTTGTGTCATATTCCCACACACAAGTCATCCTAACTTTTCCAGAAGTACTAGCATATGGATCAATTGATACAGCAACAGTATCTCCTGAGCTAAATGTCGAACTAGAAAAAGATACAGTTTTTGCTGTATTTGCAGCCGTTAGAGCCTTTGTCTTTGACTCTGTAGCTGATGCACTTACACTTTCAGTTCCGTCTGTACCTTTATGAAAGGCGATAGTTGTTGCGTGTCCAGGCAAAGAACCCCACGCAACATTTACCTTTATGATCACCTTTTTAAGCTGACCGTCATGAGGCGCTTGAAATCCCACCTGTTGATCAGTTACAGTAGTAGTTTCTGTGGTTGTATTTATTGGAACATAGCTAACACTTGTAGATGCTATTGTAAAGTTATGATGTGTATAGTGATGTATCTTTCCGTTAATATTGTCAGTTACCTTGAGACTTCCTGAAACTATGTTGACATGATTGAACTCTTCATCATCTAATCCAATCTGGATACGATTTGGAAATATTGTTACATCTACATTGCCTTCATCAGATCCCGATCTTACAGTAATAGATTCTGCTTTTCTAAGATCATCTGCTGTCAGGTCTGTTGTTGCCATGTCTTATTTCTACTTTTTACCAGGGCTAAGAGAAGGAGTCTGCGTTGCTACCCTGACTGAGGTTGAAAGGTCTGTGCCCTTTACAATTGCAACAGTCTTAAGTGTCGCTGGGTTTGTAATATTGACTATATCACCATCAAAATATGGAATAGATGAGGTTGAAGCAAAGCTCATATTAGAGCATGTTGTTAGATAGGGATCAACTTCATCATTTGAGCTGGGAGATGTAAATCTACAAAAAACAACTGGGTCACTAATGCTGGTTTTTGTTCTTCCACCGATGGCAAGAACCTCATGATCAGACAGGAATGGTTCAAAAAATCTTCCATCTTTTCTTTGCTCGAGCATATCTCTAAATTGTCCGAATCTATCTCTTCTAAACACAGCTGTTGGACACTCTGGAGTTATATTTTGAATTCCGTATCTATACCCTGTTGATCCAGATCCCTGAGGTGCTGCATGTGAAAATGAATCTACAGTATACTCAAATGTCTCAGCTTTGTGCCAGGGAGTATAGTATGTAGTAGATGTTCCCCCTTTAAATCCTACTTGAAAAAGAACCTGCTTAATTTGAAGCTGTGAACTTTGTCCATAGAGATAGCTTGAACCGATAGTAGATCCAGGTATTTGACCGTATACTTGCATATTTGTTTCATCTGTTAGCTTTCTTGTTGGATTTCCAACATAAGGAAATGGCATTCTGCTATTTCCAGCTTCTACGTAAAAGTCTGGCGGATTAAAAAGAATTGTTGACATAGATCCAGTTGATTGAATCTTTTCAAAACCCTCAGCTCTTTTTGCATATTCCTGAATGTCTGGCATAAGAGTGTCATAGTATCTATTGCTGTAGTCTATGCTTGTAACTGATCGCTGAAATGATCCTGCTCTGTTTGGAGCTGTCCCTCTAGTGAAACTTCCTGCAACACCTCTGACTGATGAGTTGAGATTGCTACTAAACTCACTAGTTACATCATTGTGAGGATATTCACTCGACACCATGGCACCTGTAACATAATTGTCAACATAGGTTCCAGCATTAGCTGCCTCAGATGAAATATCCCACTGATCAACAATCGGCTCAAATATTGCCTCATGAATAGCGTCAGATGAAAGAGGCTGATTGAGTGAGTGATGATGTTCCACCTCATCCTTTACCAGAGAGCCGTAAAATATAACTATCTGTCTTTCTTTCGATTGGAACAGTTCCAGGTAAGAACCTGTTAGTGAATTCTGACCTCCGAAACCACCTCCACTATTTCCAGAACCTGTTAGCTCAGAAACATTTCCTGGTGCTATCGCTGCTTCCATCCCAAAGACTATCTCATCTTCAGGAAAGAGAAGATAGGGTGAAACTGCAGACTGATTTCTATTTGGGGTATTTGCCAGTCCAGCTTCTGCAGCTGAATTAGATCCAAACACTGTCCTAGAAGATTCTAGCGGCCCCATGGGCTTAGTTGTTCTAGGGTCAACAGCTGCTATGGAAAGATTTCTTGCAGCAAATGTTTCATTTAAAAATCCTGTGGAAGAACCTCCTGCAACATGCTCCTCATAGTATTGTCTGAATGTAAATCCAGCATTTCCGCCGTAAGATGCGTCAATTCCTACCTTTCCTGTATACTGTGAGGGGTATACCTTATCATAGTCAAATGCTCCGCTTATACTCCCTGGAACCTTTCTTAATCCATCATGCATAAACGGGTTTATGGATGTCCCACCCGGCCAGTAGTGATAGACTGCCTTGGGAGTAGTTGTTGTCTTATCAGCCTGGATTGTATCTCCCGGCAAGACAGACCTTCCCTTAAATCCCTTTCCTGCAACTGCCGGCTGGAGTTCTAGCTTTAAAGACCCTGTGTATTGAAGAACTAGCTGTCCTGCATACGGAGCTTGTTCTATTCCAAAATCATGTGAAAAAGCTGGAGAATTAATTGGTGCGTAAGTATAATGACCGTCAGTGCTTCTATCTTGGGCGGCACCCGCCATGGTAAAGCAGTGACTGTTGTAAAATGACATAACACCGCTGCAAACTAAGAACCTTTGACTTCCTGAGACATCTGCTGCTGAGTCTACTCTAAACGCCTTAGATGGTGTAGGTGTGCTTGCACCTCCTCCCTTAAAGCTTCCACTTATATTTGCTCTCTCCTGCCTGTAGATAAAGAACACATAGTCATCTTGATGTCGATTAGCTGCTCCCTCTCTAGGTCTAGGGTGAACTCTCTGTGCCCTTCCCTCCATCTTAACGACAACCTTCTCCAGCAAAAATGGATGAGAAATGTAGTCAGACATTCTAATTGTATTGCTGCTTGTAGCATGGTATATCGTCTTAAAGGGTGCAAATGATGTAATTGTAGGTGATCCGATAAGATGATACATTGACGACCTAAGCAAGGGAGCTAGACCTTGGTCGTGTGAGCTAGTAGCACTAAGAACGCTGTCTGTAATTACCTGGTGGTTACAAGGTACAAACTGTTGTGGGTACGTATTTGTACCTGATGTGCATGAGTTTATATCAGTGTTTCCGCCCTTGATGGCATAATCATACCTTATAGGCTGACCCGTAAGAGGGTCAGTAAGTCCAATCTGATCCCACTTTCTATCGACATTATTCCAATATGCAAAGCCTGTCTTAGAGGGTTTTGTACTTGAAAGAGTTGGCTCTAAAAGAACATTTCTCTTTCTGTTTGCTCTCGTAAGAGTTAGAGGTGCTGACTCATCTCCTGTCGGAGTTATATCAAAGAATATGGAGGTCTTGCTCTTTAAGGGCGAGGTAAATCCATCCATAATCTCTCTCTTGGTTCCTGTTAAATAGAAGTCAGTGTCCTGGAGAGGTATAAGACTATCATCATATGGACCAAGAGATTCACCAGGTGTAAACTGAACACGTTTGTCAGATACTCCCTTTCTTAGCTCTCTTGTGACAGTGCCTAGTGAGCTTGTCGGATATATAAAGTTTGTCGAGTCAACGTCTAATACTTGAGGATAGACAGCAGCTGTATTTGTAAATAGAACTGTTTTACTATCATCAAATAGGACGTTGTATTTTCCCGTTCTAGTTCTATCACCAGTTCTATTGATGGTGGGATATGACCCAGTTGCAGAATCAAGTCTTCTCAGCTCAAGCCTGTAGGGTTCACTTAAGTATCCAGACTTATTAGAGTAAAATCCCTTTCTTGCAGCGTACAGGGCAGATGCAGCATTTTCATTAACAAGCCTGCTTCCCTTTGGAATATCCTTCCAAAAGGCAATCTCAGACATGGATCCTTTAAAAAATTCTGAATTTGATGTAAAAACACCAGCTCCGTTTACCTGTCTTTGAGCGCCTATTGTCAAAGGAGGTAGCGGACTTGGCAGCGTCAGGCCACCCCAGCTATTTTTCGTAGTTGTAGATGACTGTCTAGTTCCGTTGACAAAAATTGCTATCACAGGATCTGATGCAGCTTTTGTCTGGTCTACATAGAGAAGTATGTGTGCCCAGGATCCATCATGCGGCCACGAAGTGTCCATCTTCTCTTCTATAAAGTCGGCTGTTTGTGCTGCAGATCCCTCATACATTCTAAAAGTTAATTTATCGTCATCGTCTTCAAAGTAAAGTCTGTAGACCATCTTTGTCTGTGATGCATTATTCCCATTATTTCGAGCTAGTGAGACAATGGTGTCGTCATTTGAAGAACCACCTGTTCTGTTTACCCATGCCTGGATGCAGAAACCAAGTGTTGTTGATGCTGAGGGTGTGTATTCAGAGTCTCCGACACCCGAACCGTTGTCTACAAGATATACAGTATTGGTATCATTAAAAGTTGCTGAAAGAGGTCTTTGCCTGTCTGGGCCGTCTTTGACATCAAATGGATTGTCAGCCTCTAAGCCAACATCTGAGACACCTGATAGTGTTCCGTTGTGGCTATCGTTGTACTGGTTGACTGCTGTCGGTGTTCCCCCGGGCTTTCTAAAATCCCACCAGCCAGCAAGATATCCTCCTAGCTCATACTCAAGATTCGTCTTTCCCTGTCTTCCCCTTCCAGCTCTTCCCACACCTAATGTAGAAAAATTTAATCTTAAGTCTGGATATTCTCTAACTCTATCAACAGGCCTATTAAAATCGCCTAACTGCTTATTGTCACTCATCTTTTTAATCCACCAAATGCTATTGAATCAGTTCCAAGGGGATTATTATCATAATCAAATCCTGCACCTTGAGATTTGTGATGATCGTCTATCATCCCTATGTCTCTAATTGAGCCTGTTCCAACTAGTATTTTGCAAAATTGATCTTTTGAATCAAGAAAAGGAGGTAGCTTTCTCTGAATATCTGTATTATACCCCGGGGCAAAGAGAGTAATACTCTCGTTTGATAATCCTGACTCTGCTGCGTCTATAAACGGGCTTGATGACTCTCTATGTGAGCTTGATATGTGGAGTATCTGTGTAATTAGATCTGCTCCGTTTGCACGATGTGTGCTTCCTCCTAAAATATCTGCCCTCACCTTGTGTGCAACAAATGGAGTTTCTGCAGATCTATTGCTTATAACCTCTCTAATTGCAAGCGGCTCTATTACTCCATCAAGCTGATCTGGATATTTCATTGAAACATTGTCAAGTATTACTGGATAAGATTGTGAGCCATCTTCATCCTGAATGTATGCTATTGCTCCGCCATAGGCAGATGTAACATCAGATACAATTCTAGTGTAGACCTTCATTATGCCTATATCTTCATAGGGTTCATTATCTAAAAATAATTTTGGCTGACCAAACCCTGAAACCTGCACAGAATGAATATCTACTGACTTTTCTCCATCAAAGCCATCCGATGTCATGATTGGAAGACAGCCAATTGTTCCTATAATTCCTGTTGAACCCACTGTAGATGGAGAATCTCTCCTTAGATATCTTCTTGATACAACGCTGACGCCCTGTCTAAATCTATCAATTTTAGAAGTATTCATACCCCCTTCAGCACTATTCATTAGGCTAAATGAGGAGCTTACCCCAACCATTGCTGGCGTAGTCTTAGTAGCTGACCCTGTTAGGGCAAGAATCTTTCCAAACCTATCTTTAAATGGTGAAATTGTCATATGTTATCCATCCGCCATCATTGAAGCAATTACAAGATTGTGTATAGCAGTAACAATGTCTGGATCTCTTTCAGAGAGCTTTAGATAAATTTCATCAGAAAGGTATCTCATCCTATGCCTTTCTAAAACGTGAGACTCTATTACAAAGTTAACACCATTAAAACTTGTCTTTTTAGGTATGAGTTGCTCAATCATAATGCCCAACATAGAGTCAAACCATTTGAAAAATTCAAAAAATTGCTTAATGTTAATCTTATCAACAAGCCTGTTAAAATAAATCTTTCTCATTTGCTCGAGATCGGGATAGAAGTCATCGAACATTAGATTTGGGTCGCCTAGAGCATTATCAAAGAAATCTAATGATGAGAACATTGTCATAATATCTTCATCTACTGCTTGCGCAATAGAGAAGTCTACAGCAAATCTTGTATCGTCGTCAGGAATATCATCCCTAGGGATTTCAAAAAGAGGTGCACTATATGCATAGTCACTATCTTGAACCTTGTCACTAGAGAAGTAACTTCTAACTCTAACTTTTTCATCTGTTTCGGACATATCAAATCTAGGTGAAAGATGGCTATAGTGAAACTCTGAAGGTATTATGACTCTTTTATCTGTCTCAAACCCAGACCCTGACATATTGAAATACCTCTTCTCATCACCTCTCGTTCCATGAAGTGCAGGACGTGGACCGAATATTCCCCACGGCCTTTCTTGTTTTCCAAATTCCTGCTGTTGTGAAAAATCAATAACGTCTATGGTTCCTAGTGTGTTTGATTCAGTTACTATTTGATCTGTAGTTGCATCAATCCTCAATCTTCCCCAAGTTCCAGTGGCGACCTTGTCAAAGTTAAAGTTCTTCTTTGGATCCTCTACCCCTAGAGACTTAAAGTTTCTAGTGTGCTCTTTAAACTCCTCCTCTGTCAAACCTTTTGACCAAAATCTAATATGGCCCACTCGTCCTGAAAAGTTTGTGTATCTTGCAGGTCCCCATCCATCAGATGTGGGTAGAGAAGACTCAGAATTTAAAAATCTTGTGTCTGTGTCTCTTATGCTTTGTGATCCAATTACTATAAATGAACCTGACTTATTATAAAACTTACTTATATTCTGCTGACTATCTGTGCCTATTTGAAAGCTATCAAATAGACTTGCCGTAGTGTGGTATTCTCTCAGTTCTCCGAAGCCATTTCTTGCGCACCTTAAAAAGTAAGATCCGCTTGTCGGGGAGAGAGTGCCAGATACGGGATCATCTGCTCGATATCTTCCAAATGAAACATTCCACATGTTTCCATCAAATATTTCTGCACCCGTCAGCACTAGTCTTATTGCAGGTGAAGATGCGTCCCAGTTCGGTCTACCAAAGAGCTCTACTGTGCTAGACCCTGAGTATGCAACAACATTGAATATAACAGCATGCCGCTGTAACGGTAAAGTCTGTGTTCCTGTGATGTGCATTCTGGCAAGGCTCTGTGTGGGAAAGTGTGAACCAGTTATCATCACAGGCATTTGATAGATTCCCTCATATGTCCAAGAGCCAGATGTAAATAGTCCATCGTCACTATTGTTTGAGATACCGTGAACATTATGATCCCATCGTGTATCATCTTTACCGGTTCTATCTATGTGCTTGTTAACAAATGTCCCCTGTGGTTCAGGATATCCCGCTTCAAATCTACTTGAGCTCAAATATGTAGACATTAACCTCGGATATTTAAATGATCCCGTTAAAAATCCCTGTTTATTTATCTCAGAGGCTCTTAGCGTAGGATTGTCCATTGCTGATAAAGACCCAGAAAAGTCTATCATTGATGAGACCTCTGATCTTTTTACCCTTAGGTTTCTTAATGTTTTTGAGGTTGGACCGCCGAATTCTCTAATTCTAAGTATATTATCTGGCTCTATTCCAACTGATCTTATAAGAGACTTAATACTGTGAACAGTTCCTCGAGATACAGTAATCTCTCTCATGTTTGTTAGAATTCTTCTCCATATTTGATTTTGCACATAGTTTAGTGAACCACCTGCCCTTGATGGATCAAGTGTTAAGTTTTCTCCATCAACCTGTTGAAGAATACTTGCGTTATTGAAAACCCTAGGGAGCTCAATTCCAAGATACTTTCCTGCAAACAATAGGAATGGATCTGATATGCTCTCGTTCTCGTAATAGTCAACATTTGTTAGATTTGAAAATTCATCTATAAACAGCTTTATTTCATCAAATTGTTTTGCATATGTGAGCAGAAGAGCTGTTAATATCTGCGCAGATCCAAGATCACCAGTTCCGGGTATTGAAGATCCCGAATAGTTTGAAGATATATCTCCGTCAATAGTATTGAAGCCCTGTGCTTCTTGCCCTTCTTCCAGATAGTGTTGGGGAATTAGCTTTGTAATTAAGTTTGGATTGTCATTATCATATGAACTAGCTGATAATAATAGATCAGTGTTTAGGGTTGTTATGTCTTCAAGCTTAGGAAATAAAACTGGTGATAGATCTAAATTCTCATAAATCATTGGTGAATTAATTTCAGTACCATAGAATGAGCTGGTGCCCCGTAGAGCTATGTCATTTTTCGCTGTATGATAGTTGGATATTCTTGAGTGAAGTGACTTACCAGAGCTGTCTAACACAATATCGTTAACACCTGTTGATCCGCTTGGCTCATTAAATTTAAAGTAAAGCTTTAAGTCATGAGATGCATAAATAGATTTTTTTGCATATTCTTTTTGATCCTCTAGTGTCCTAATGCTGTGAAAAAATCTAAACTCATCAATTGATCCGGATAGAGTTTCTGCAGGTGTAAATTGCCAATCTGATGAATCTGTCTCACTAGAAGTTCCACTGAGATACTGTATTGAGCCAGAGCCGATTGTAAAGAAGCTGTCAGGAGTAAACCCAAGCTTACCTGTCTCAATCTCTCCGTCCGACTCGCCAGCAAGAGATTCATTAATATAAAACCTAAGCTTATTGACGCCTTCTGACCTGTCACAAACAACACAGACATGCTCAAAAGAGCCCTTAGAGATTGTACCAGATGCAACTAGAGCGCTTGTTCCAGACACGACAGAGAATATTAAGGCTACATCAGATGTTGATGAAGTTCCAAATGCAAGAAGACCAAATCCATAGTTTCTCTTCTCCATTCTCTGAAAGATTACCTGGTCGTTGTTTGTTGCTGACGGGATAAAGAGTTGCATCTCAGCAGAAAATGACCCTGTTGTTGGATCAAGTATTTTCTCACCAGTTGCAAGTGATGAAAATTCAGGAAATAAACTTCCTGCTTGATCTCTAACTTTGATATACGTTCCGTTATCAGGTCCGGCAGAAGCACCTGATCCTGAAAAATTAAGGTAGCCCTTATTTTTTGGAAACTTTTTAAGAATTTCCATCTCATACCCAGTAAGACTATCAAGATATGTCTCAAGCTCTCTTCTTGTTCCATCAAATGGAAATCCATTGATAATTCTATCAAATGCAACATTTACCTTGGAAACTGCTGAATTAAAAAATGTATGATTTTCAAAATGATCCCAGTCTATATTGAGCTGCTGGGTTGACTTCATTCCCTGGCCTGGGCTATCATACCTAAATGATGATGTACTCTCTATGTCTGTGCTTTCAACATCAGAGAGTGAAGACTCGTTTGCCCTTCCGCTTCCTAGCTTAATTCCCCTTATTGTTGCAGGCTTAAAAAGTCTAGGTGTGTTTAGATCATAAAGACTATTTGACATTATTCATCCACGCGAAACTTGTTTCCAACACTTGTAAAAACTCTATCAGTTCCAAAGTCCTTTATAAGAAAGTCAAATGTATAGACCCTTCCTGAAACTAGTGAATCCATGTAGAAGTCAAAGAACATTCCATCGGAGTCTGTTGAAAGAATAGTTCCCTTATACTCCTTATCGAATGGAATGACTATTTTTCCATTGAAAGCATCTCTAACCCTATAGTACATTTGTGTATAGATTTCGCTAGTTGCCTCAAGGGGCTTCTTTTTAAAGATAACTTCTTTTCCAAGATTTTCAACAAATACTCTCAACCTCACCTTTTCAAAGGCACTATATCTTGACCTAAGATTTGTAACGTTTAGAAATAGCTTGTCAGGTGCATTATCAAAGCTAGTCCGCTTGACATCTCTAACAACCAGTGTTCCTGTATGAAATCCAAGTTTATAGTCTGTAGATCCCCAGTAAGTAGAAAAAGTTGCAGATGCAGCATTGACTATCTCATTTCTTAGAGTTCCAGATGCAAATGCACCAATAGCAAAAGATGCAGAATAGACACCTGTTACGTAGTGTGTACCTATCTTATGCTGAGATGCTGTTACTGAGTGGGTAAAGAATGTTCCTCTATCATGAGATCCAGACTCTATCCTCAATACTGCACAATTTGCACCCTTTATTTCGTTTCCTGTTCTACCGTCAAGCATGTGAGAAGGTTGATTTCTATGAAAATTATTTAAGAATATAGATCCTGTAAGATTAAAAAAGAAATTTTCATGATGGTCTATTTGTGAATCATCGTAGTGAACAACAATCTTAGGCCTATTTTCAGGAGTAGTGGCATGTCTTGATGCAAACCTTTTAACAAACCTGGTTTTCTCATCTGTCTCCATTGTTCCTGATAGTGATATTCTTAGGCCATGATCAGGTATTTGTCCTGCAAGAACGCCAGATACAATTGTAGTAATATCAATATTTAAATCTTCGTTACCGGATTCAAATAGCTGATCTTTCCAAAGAAATGCAGTTGCACCGTTTCCGTCATGAAGATTTCCACTTGTAATAATATCAATATCACCACTTCCAAGCAGGCCCTCTTTATTTGCGCCTTCAAATGTCCAGATTGTAGGAGTCTGACCTGAAACTGAAGCAGTTACAAAGTTACAGGAATCTAAATCAGAAAAAGAAATAATATCTCTCCCGACACCTTCATCAAATGCCTTTGCAAGGGGTGCAACCAAGATTCTAAAGTTAGAAGGTGTCGTCTGACCGCCGTATACATCTGCAAGTTTTAAAAAACATTTAAAAGAAGAGTGAGAAAAGTCTAAAAAAGATCCTGTAATTGATCTTAGTGGGTCAAGATCAAATTTAATAAGGCCTCTTGACAGCTCAGTGGGTGTTGTATCTGACCCTGATGTTGACTCTGCGTAGAGCTTAAATATATCTAATGTACCTGCCTTTCCCACATTGGCATCTTTTGCCCTTATATCATTATTGATAATCTTATTTGTGATATAGGTGTCTTTGCTAGCAGTTAATATTCTATACATTGATCTTACTCCACAGATCCGATAATATCATAATTTGGATATCTCATTTGAAATATTCCACCTCCCGGGGGTGTTACTATCCCTTTAAAAGTAGCCTGTTCCATGTTTAATATTACATTGCTATAAATTTTATTTGAAACTGTTCCGCTAAGATTTATCATCTCCAAGCTTGATAGGGATATAACACCGCCTGATTTAATAATTATTCTTTGTATTTCTGTTAAAAATAAAGGTTGGTCTATTTGAAAGTTTGCAATCTTAAAGTAGTTTTTAATTTTAGCATTAATTGACTGTATTACAGAATTCTTGTTTGCAACAGAGTTTACTACTATTGAATACTTGACTCCAACGTCTACAATTGGTGAATCTAAAATATCTATTGCATCTGATATTAGCCTATTTTGATTTAGCCATAGTGCTAGATTGTCTTTCAATGAATCTGGTGCATATTTAAGTTTTCCACTTCTGTCTCGGCATATAATGTATAGCTGTGTTGCTAGCGGATTATCTGAGTTGGATCTTATTCCAGCCCTAAAGATTCTTCCAAACCTACTTGGCATCATGTATACATGGGATAGTAAATCATCTCTTGTGACTATTCTAGATTGTGCGTTTCTAGCAGAAACTATTAATCTCTTGAGGTCTTCAATTGAGGGTTGATTTTCACCCCCTCCTGCTGATTGAGCATTTCTCACATCTACACTTGCTCTTATTTGAGCCTTGCGTGCAGGTGATACGCCTCCCTTAAATGTCGTCAAAAGTGTTGAGATTCCATTTATAGACCCGGGTGAAACGTTATGAGACAGCCCACCTCCACATCTATATTTTACCGTAATTGTCGTACCTATTGGAGAAATTCCCAAGCTTTTTGTTCTTAGCAGATTGTTTGGATCAATTGAAAATCTAGAAATAGTCTTTTTTCCATACATTGGAAGAGATAGCTCACTGGGATCTGGTATAATATCGTCATCGAGTGTATCGGCCCTACCAGATCCAAACTGAATAGTAGTCTTTCCTGTCTGTCTATTAAATGTTGATACATATCTGTATGGAGCCGGTAGAAGCTCAAGGTTTTCAGGAACATCGTATGCGTCTGATGAAATATTTGCAACTCTCTTATAGACTACATTTTGTACAAGAGAGCCGACTTCATGATATTCATTTCCATTAGCATCCACTACTGCAATAATTTCTGAAACATCAGTATCTGGGATTATTATTCTTCTAAAGGGTACAAACTTTGCGCCTATAGAAAAGTCCTTTACTCTTGTTTTTCCAGATACACACTGACCAGTTAATTTAAGAATGTATTCTTTTGGTGATTCACCTGATCCGTATGGAGTTACTTGTTGAAAGAAGTGGTTTCCCTCCTCGTCAGTTGCACCAAAGTCTAAGTCAGAAATAAGTGTGAAGCCTATGCCGTTTGAGGACATGAGCACTGTTCCCTCTCTAATTAATGGAAGATATGAAATTTCTGGCATTGATGAATCAGATGTAGATGATGGAACCTTAATAGAAAAGACAACGTCTGCAGAAGCAGGTGATGCACCAGATACCTGTACACCTGCCTGCCTAAGAAGCCTTTGAATGTTTTGTGTCTCTGTTGCTGTTTCGATATCAAGCTCATTAAACTGATAGTCGAGATAGTAGCTCATCACATCTCCAACATACGCAGTCATGTCAAGGAGCAGCCCACCAAGGCTTGCTTCAGAAAAGTCTTGCATCTTATCTGGAAAAAATGTCTTTGCATAAAGAAGAAGATCGGCCCTAAGGCTGTCAAAGTCTTTATTTAGATAAGATCTAAGCTCAGATTTTTTTAATTTTGTATTAACTGCCATTTCACTATCCTATGCAATATAAAATAACTTCTATTCCCTTATTTTGTACTTTTATTTTTGGAATACTATATAAAACTCTTATAGATATTTGAGCAACTGACTCACTATCTGGTGGGTCTTTAAATGAAGATTCAAAGGAATCTAGATTAATATAAGGCATATATTTTTTAACAGAATCTCTAATTCTCATCATTGCCTCATTGTCAAAATCTTCATGTGATAGCCGCTCTGTTGTTAATTCTCTTAGGTTTGCACCGAAGTCGTAATGACCTAATCTCTCACCATGATTTGTTAAAAGTAGATTTTTTAAATTATCCTGAACCTGTGCCCCTAAGTCAAAATGCATTTCAAAAATACCAGATCTTCCTGTCCCATGTGCCAGTGGTGTCTTTATTCCAATGGGTGGGGTGTCAAAAGTTCTATTAAACTTTCTATCGCCTGATCTCTCACCAACGCTCTTAAAACTTCTTGTTGCCAACTTTACCTTCCCAGTACTAAATATATGCTCAGATAAATAATCAGCCCGCTATCTCATTTGCAACAGCATTAAAAATCTCTCCCTCACCAAAGATTATTCCAACTATCGATACCGCTAACCACTTTACAAATCTACCGATCAAGACAACTAGTGTTGCAGCCTTTGTAATAAACTCTTCTGGATTGCCAAAAATAGCTTGAATTATTGATAAAATAATTTCTAAAAGTAACTCAATCAACCCTACGACTCCCTTTGCAAGAGCAGCAAGGATTGATAGGATAAATTCTCCAAGAGCTACCGGGTTAGTAAAGATATTTGTAATCCAGTCGATTATTGCCTGAAAGACGCCCAATATCCTAGCTAGAATGTTCCCATCAGGTAGTTGAAGAAACATGTCCAAGCTAAGCGATGGAAGATTAATATTAAATATGTCCAGCGACAGCGTGGGAATGTTTAAGACCCACTCAGGAAGTGTAGGTAATAATGAAGGAATGTCAGGAAGAGCTAGAAGTGTTAAAAGAAAATCTAAGATTGCCTCTTTGATCTTAGAAAAAATATGATCTTGTACCCAGCTTATGATAGCTTTTAGCTTTTCCTTAATTGCGTCAATGATCTTACTTTTAAGATCTAGATCCTTTATAAATTCAATAATTTCATAAATAATTCTTGTAATATCATCTAAAAGCCCTATTATCGGCGGGTAGCCAAATAGAATCAATAGCTCGTCAACGCCATCAAGCATTGGCAGCGACTTAGCTATCATCGCTGCTAATATTATTGCTGCAGATGCAAGCTTCTCAAGAATTTCTGACAGCTTCAATCCCTCAAGATCAAATGCTATTCTATCTGCGTAGTCATCTATTTTGTCTCCAAGATGCTCTCTAAACTCCTCAAGTCTAGACCTTATCTCATCTTGAATTAGGGGCACTGTCTCCTTTATAACCGCACCAATTTTTGCAACAATCCTTGTGGGATCAATAAATCCGACTTGCAACCCGACGGGAGAGTCAATGTTAAAGTCTAGCATTTCTGCAACTGATGCGGAAAAATCTAAAATTGTCTCATTTGCTGGTGTAAATTGCTCAGGGTCTGCCTCAATCATATCAGCTATGTCGGAATTTCCCTGGAACTCTATGGGAATAAGCGTCTCTGTTACACCGGGCAAGACGTATGCACTTGCAGAAGGAGAGGCACCCGATGTTCCGTTTCTAATAACATCAACTGAGTCTGTCATAATTGCAGCTTTTTGAGACTCAGTAAGTGTAGCAAGACCTGTATCGGGGTCCTCTGTTAGAATTCCAGATGCTACAAGCGCTGACGCCATTACTTCACCAGAACTTTAGTTGCCAGCGTGCTAAAATGAATTGGGGATTCAAGCTCGGGTGATCCTTCTGGATATCCTAAAATTCCCTGCGCTACTGTGAGAACAGGTGCTGCAGACACAGAGCCCTCTGTCTCTGATGTAAATGTTGGATTTGTTGTCAATATTGCCTTATCAGCGTCATCTCCTCCAAGCTTTATGACACCCTCGGGGCCTGGAATAAAGACAATATTTCCATCTGCCTTGAGAACAACAGCTGATCCTGTATCAGCATCACCAATTGTAATCTTCATGTCCTCTCTTGCAACCAGTCTAACCTGCGTGCTCTTTAATACTATTGCTGGCTTGCCACCTTCTGACCTGTCCATTCCCTCCACATCTATGGCGAACATACTGTCTGCGTCTGTCTTCATAGATACGTAAATTCTTGACAAGTCTAGGGAGAAATCAGGTGATCCTTCTGCGGGATTGTCAACACCAAGCAGCAATTCTTTTCTAGGGTGTTTTGATATTTCATTGTAGCCTCTTTTATTTGTTACACCCTTTTTTGTATATGCAGCAGAGGTTGAATTAGACTGCCCCCTTCCTACACAAATATCTATTGCACCCTGGCCAGGATCCTTCATGGAAGTTCCAAATGACTTAAATGGTCTATCTCCTGTCGAGTTATAGTCTGTCCCCATGACTATGCTTGTATTGTTTGAACCCTGTAGGACAACATCGCCTACTCGTTTTGAAATTCTAGGAACGGGCTCACCAATAAATTCATTTACACTGAGATTTCCTCCAAATGATGTTGCATTTTTTACTATTTTTCCAAACCCATGTGACCCTGCAAGTGTTCTTTTCTTTCTTGAGTGAGGATCACCATTTGGAAATCCTGGAACAGCTTTTTGATTTTTATCTCCTCCTGCACCTAGAAGGAGTGGTATACCACGATCTTTTGTAAGAGATCTATATTGATGAGACCTGTCAGCATGTGTATAATTTAAATCATCAACCTGAAAGTCTCCACATTTTCTGCTTATCCAGTAGCCTAGTGTTTTGTCATCTGTCTTCTCATAGATTACCCAAACATGCTCTCCTGGCTTAATTGGTAGACACAAATGAGGTGAAAAGAACGGATAGAATATCTCTCTCTTATCAGTAACACCCATTCCATCGTTTACTCTAACACCTATAATACTATTCATTGGCATTCTTTTAATGAAGTTTGGATTTATTATGTTATCTCTTTTACCCCTACCTGACTTTAACTGTCTTATAAGCGTCTTTCTAACACTAACTGGATTTGAAACAAACTCTGTTACAACAGCTGTGTGAAACAATTGTATAGATTGTTTTTGAGAATTATCTGATGTATATCCCAGGGGATCAGATGGATTAAACGGCATTTTTTAGCTTCCTATCTGATTGAATATATCTTCTGGGTTTATTACTTCATCATTTTCTTCTGCTTTTCCTACAAGCTCTGCTAACCTAAGTATCTGATCATTTGATTTTGACATTCTCTCAAGGTATTTAGACATTATAGGCCCAAATGTTGCATGATTTGCAGAATTTCCTTGTGATTGCTTCATTAAATCCATAAAAAGAATAGATGCATTCTCTCTATCATTTAAGGCATTTTCATAAATTTCTTTCCATAAAAGCTTTTTCTTATCTTTTGTGCTTTCAATTGCGTCTAAGATATCACCAAAGTCTTCTATTTTTTTATTTTTTTTATTAATTCTCTTTTGGAGATCTGATATTTTATTTGACATTTTTTTAGCCCCCTTAAAAGAATATATCAAACTCACCCTGTTTCACGAGAGATTTATAGTGCTTTCTAATAGAAGACATGGCTATTGATAGCTGCTTGGGATTAAGATTTGATATGTCACGTAGGTATACAAAGATTGCTCGCTTATTTAGTAGATCAATATCATCAATCTTTTCAAAAAGAGTAATGATTGCATCTATGCAAGCTAGCTCATTCTCACCTGAGAGTTTTTGCTTTATCTCTGTCATAAGAGAGAATAGATTTTCCATAGACTCTCTTTTTATCATGTCAGTATCTTGAGGTGGAATTACCTTATAGCCTTCAATTGCACCCATATCTCTTCTACTAATTGAAAGTGGATCATCAAGACTTACCTGTCTTCTTATTTGCTTTACTCTCTGCTTGCTTTTAATTATAAGCCAATTTTTTGCAACAACGTTAAAATATGAAAAAGCCTTGGTTCCCCTTGTGTGGTCAAACTTATTTAATGTCTCATATAGAAATACGACACAGTCAGACTTAAGATCCTCATAAGAAGAGTGTGAAGACTTAAACCCGTGAATGAAGATTAAATTTTCGACTAGCTTGTCGAATGCTGGAAATATCTTGGAGACATATATCTTTTCTCTATCTTTTGGGCACTCCATTCCTTGAAACTTAATGATGGAATTGTGCGTCTCTTCATTGAAATAGAGAATTCTCTTTCCTTTTCCCCTCTTTCTTCTTATCTTAACGAATTTCTTTTTTCCCTTCACTACTTAAGACCCTCCTCAAATCTACTCTGATACAGCATTTTCATCAATTGATCCGAGAATATTGGCAACATGAAGAACAGACTCTCTAGTTTCCTTTATATCTCTAATAACTTGCCTAATCTCAAGACTGTCAAAAAAAACAGGTGTTTCAAGAATGCTTGTCATTGAAGAGTATTTTTGATCTAGAACATCTAGAGACTCTTCAATACCATCTTGCAATCTTAGTATCAGTGTGCCAAATTTATAATTATAATAAACTGACAGACATAATAACAAAGAAAGTGTAGTGGTAGAAGCAATCCAGGCCCAGGTCAAGATCTTCTCCAGTAGACTTCATCAATTAAAGCGTCATACTTCACACTGATTGCTCTTTGAGAAAATGTTTCTTTTAACTTACTAGAAAGGTCGGAAGCCCACTGCTCAGGCTTTTTATAATTATTTCTAAATTTTGTAACTTTCTTTTTAAAGTCATCCTCAACTGGATCAGCCCATCTAAATCCCTTAAGAAAGATTCTTCCATCAACTCTGCTCTCTGGAATTGTAACTAGGTCATAATTGACAGGTATAAATTTCCCTAGATTAAGAAAGTCTAAGTGTCCTGACCAATTTGTTGCAATGACTGGTATTTTTGCAGCAGACGCCTCTAAGAGTGGGAGTCCGAAGCCTTCGCCTCTAGTAAGACTTACAAGGCATTTTAGTGAATCTACTGCGTAAAGAGATGCAACTTCATCGCCAGTCATATTTCCATGAAGAAGGTGAACTCTGGGATACGGTCCTTTTCTGGCTTCTGCTATTACCTGGTTTATCTTTTGAAGTGTGATCTGTCTATCTATTCTTGTACCTCTCCCATGATTTGTCTTTATTATAATTCCTACATCTGGATCATCACTAAATGATTCAAATAGCCACTTTAGTGTGAAAAGAAGATTTTTTCTATCATTGTACGGATCTCCTCCGGTAAATTGACCAAACACTAAAAAATTAAAATCAGTGTCTAGCTCAATGTCAAGAGGCATTGGATTTTCATCTATTTGCTCAATGTATGACTCAGGAACAACATGGACAGGTGTGGTAGGTGTTCCTGTTCTCATTATAGTATCTCTAATGTGCTCAGTTGGAACTATAACAGCATCCATGTCATTAATTCTAGATATCCATTCTGGATTGCACGTATCTGTTTCTACAAATGCACTTACGCCTATATTAAATTCTGCAAGATTTGGATCCCACTCATCTGGTAGTTGAACTTGAAAAGATATGTCAGGTTTTCCCGGAGACGGAGAGGATTTATTCATTATATCACCGATCAACCCTCCTTCCATTTCTGAATTGATCATCCATGAAGTATTTCCCCACTGGACAACCTGTGCAAATAAATTAAAATCTTTTCTAGTCAAGAGCCACTTGAATATCTGCCTAGAGTGGGTTCCATACCCACTATAAGAAAGCAGCGGTGCTCTAATAATAACATTCTTCATTCAAAAATTCCTATAGGCTAAAAAATTCCCAAGCTTTATAATCATCTTTCCAATTTTCAGAAAGCTCTTCAAGTGTAGTGTGCCAGCCGTCTACTGTACTTTGTAGAGAAAAGCAATCCTTTGCGTAATCTATACACTTCTTTCTAAGAGATAGCTTTTCATCTCTAGAGAGCTGAGAGATTTTAAGCAAACCTTCCGCTACTGTATCGCAAGAAACATAGTCTTCATAAATGTATGGAACTTGCTGAGATCCTACTAGTGATCTGAATTCTACTGGAAGTGCGACTCCATTTTCCGAACCATCTCTATGATCAACAACCTGTCTTGTTAAACCACCTGTCTTTACAGCGACAATAGGACAGCCTGTCATCATTCCTTCAAGTGTTGAGAGGCCAAATCCCTCTGCATAGCTAATATTGATACATGTGTCAGATATATTATAAAGCACATTTATTTTATCAAAGTCTAATCTCTCTGTAGAAAAATAGACATTATTTATTATTCCATGATGCTGACAGTTTTTAATTAGATTGGGACCTTCCTGATCATATGGGTCTGTATGCATAAGAAGCGTTGCATTTCTATGCCCCTCTGTCGCTTCAAGCTTATCTAAAAAAACCTTCCAGGACTCTATGACATCAGAAGGTCTCTTTCTCTTGGCATTTCTATTAATCCATATTGCTACAAAGTGATCAATCCTTTCATCACCGAGAATTTGACGCTTATAGCTTAGCCTCTCTGTTGATGACATTGGAAAAAATACATTATCAGGAACAGCATGTGGAATAAAGTTAACTCTTCCGGGAACATTATCATTTATTAGTTCATATGTCATATGAGAGTGACAATTAATTAAGTCTGTAGATTCATATAGTACTTGATTAAACTCAGGATAGGGTTCATTATCCCAAACATGCCACCATGCGATTGGACATATTTGATGAATTTCGTCTTCCATTTCAAAAAGCCAGATAAAAAATCTAGGATCAGTAAAGATCAAAAGAATATCTGGTTTTTCAGTAGCAAGCGCAAGTCTTAGGAGATTTCTATCTCCAAATCCATCAATTGGTTTAATAATAAAGTCTTCATTTACAACAACTGTCTCATAATCAGTGTGCTTTAGTGCAGCTCCAAACTGTCTAAAAGTCCAGTGATTCTTTTCTAACAATCCATTAACAAGGTGTCTAGTCTGTGTGCCGACACCAGAAGTTGAAAGTGCATGATCTGATAAGATCACCACCTTTTTCTTTTCTGCCATTGATCTACTATCCTCAGTGAAATATTAACACTGAGATATTATAAAGTAAATCACGTACAATGTTCTGTATTTTTAAATTGACAGTAAGTGCAGGAATCTCTATTTTTTAAAAACATTCCTCTGTATACAGAGGCTATCATGCTATTCATCATCTTGATACCCTTCTCTAGAGTCTTAGGTCCTACAGATACTGTTACAAGCTCACAGATGCGTCCTGGCTTACCCCCACGCTTTAATAGGATAAATCCACATCTTACGTCCTTAAGTGGCACAGAATGCTTTCTAGCCCAAAAGTGCTTATATAGAATAAGTTGCGCTGTCATTAGTAGACTTTGCTTTTTTTCTCTTCTCCAGCCATAGGATTGAGCTGTTTTCCAGTCTAAAATCCAGTAGTTATATCCCTCGTCCTTTTTCTTTGGAACCTTAATTACTGCATCAATAAATCCTTTAAACTTTACAGTCTTTCCCTCAATCTCTTCATAGAGATATTCCTCAGCTTTTACAGGCTCCCAGTTAGGAAATGTGTCATCTAGAAAGCTAGGAACTTCATCCCACATATTTTCTGCCCACTGGCACCATGTCTCTACAGGCGCGTACTTATACCAACCAGGCTGTTTTTCAACCCACTCAGGATTATCAAATCCGTTCTTTTCCCATGCAGATGTTATGTCATTAAAAAGCTTTTTCTTATCAACCTTTCTAGTCTCAAGAAGCGTTTCACAGCCTTCATGAACTGCTGTTCCAAAATCAAGATAGGGTGAAGGTTCAAAAGTGTCGATCTTGTCGATGTACATAAGCTTGTGTCGCCAGGAGCACTCCTTCCATATTTTCACTTCAGAAAATGAAATATGTGGCTTTCCTGTTGGAAAATTATTTTCAGTCATAATTCAATTATAATTAAAAATATAGAAAAGTACATGGAGTTCTAATGATTAGTGATGAAGAATACCAGGAAAGAATTCAAGATCTAAATAATAAAGAGTTTAAAAACCTATATTTTATTCATATTCCTAAGGCAGCTGGGTCATATATAAAACAATTTCCAATCAAGTGGGGGCAAAGTCACGAGCAATTTCACAGCTTTTCTCCAGTAGTCGGACCCTGGGGGACTACTGTTCCAGAGGAGCTTTTACTACCAAAGTCAGATCCCCAATTACTTCTTGAAAAAGGAGAAATAATATCTGGATACAAGAAGATAGAGCCGACCCAAATATCAAAAAAATTCTTAAAATTTGCAACTATTAGAAATCCGTTTGACTATCTAGTAAGTTGTTATTTTTCTAAAATGGTTGGAGTAGAATATGTCAATCTAGATGGGTGGCCGTTAAAGAAAGTTAGCACAGGGGACATAGAGGAATTCTTAATAAGCTTTTCAAAGAGTGAGAGAATGTACCTTCAATCTAGAAAAAATCTATTTCACCAAATATTCGACAATGAAGGAAGGTGTTGTGTAGATGTTCTAATTAGAGTAGAAAGAATAGATGAGGGACTCAGCCTTCTCAATAAAGAGGTATTTAGCAATAAGCTCAATATATCAAAAAAAGATCACAAAAATATTACGGGTGAAAGAGAGATAAATGGTAAAAGACAAGGATATGAGAAATTCTATACAAGTAAAACTAAAAAAGAAATCAAGAAAAAAATTAAAAGAGAGCTTAGCATGTTCGAATACAGTTTCAAGGGTCCTACAAATAAAAGACCCCTTGTATTCTTAGATAGAAATAAAAAATACGATATTTTTAAGGATTTTAAATGATTAGTGATGAAGAATACAAGAAAAGAATTCAAGATCTAAAAGATAAGAAATTTAAAAAGCTTTATTTTATTCATGTTCCAAAGGCAGCCGGATCTTACGTAAGAGAGTTTCCGATTCCAACTTCTGTTCACGGAAACCATGAGCAGTTTCACAACAATTCTTCATATAGCATCGGAAGGATAGTTGATGGAGCAATGCATTCAACAAGGCAGTTACTTGAAAGAGGTGACATAGTTACTGGATATTCAATGATAACTAAGGCCAAAAATAGCAATATAAGCCAAGATTCATTAAAGTTTGCAACTGTTAGAAATCCGTTTGACTACCTAATAAGTTGCTATTTTTCAGGAATGGTTGGTGCACCCGGTCAGACTATTAGATGCAATAATGATCATGGCAGCTATAAGACATACTGCGAGCACTGCAATGGTTTTGGATATGAAAGGTTCTTATCTGAATTCAGCAGAGGACGGATGTTATACGAACCTTGTAGAAAAAATCTATTTCATCAAGTATTTGACAATGAGGGACGCTGTGGTGTTGACCTGCTTATTAGATCAGAGTATGTTGCTGAGGGATTGCAGCAGCTAGGTAAGATAATATCTCTTAAAGATGAAGCTAAAAATATTCCAAAAGATCATGCAAATTCTTCTTCTAAAAGAATGAAAAGAGACTATAGAGAGTTCTACTCTCCCAAGATAAAAGATATGGTAGAGAGAAAGGTTAGAAACGAGCTTGATATGTTTGGTTACACTTTTGACGGACCAGTTGACAAAAGACCCTTTGTATTTCTAGATAGGGATAAAAGATATGATATCTTCTAATCTTCGCTAACTGCTCGACCTGCCATCTTCTCCCAGTCTCGTTCATTCTCATTCCTAACCTCTAGATTCTTTTCCCACACACATCGAAGAATTCTTGGATCAACGCTATTATTTTTTGCTACCTTGATAAGTGCATTTAAATCCTTTGGAAAGCAATGCCCGCCAAATCCCATGCTTCCGTCAGGACCTGGGACTGACCAGTGTGACTTTCCAAGCCTCTCGTCATAAAGTGCATACTCAACAACCTTATCATAATCTATGCTGAGTGGTTCGCAGATCTGATTCATCTCATTAGAAAAAATAACCTTAGTGGCAAGGAAGCAATTAGTAAAATATTTGACCATTTCCGCTGTATTGGATCCTGTCTTAACGATAGGGGTTTGCTTAAATGCCTTTCTAAAGACATTCTTCACGACCGAGGTTCCCGGTCTCGGACCTCCAACTATTATTCTAGTCTGATTCTTAAAATCTTCTACTGCATTGGCTTCAGTTAAAAATTCAGGATTAAATACGACTTGTATGTTTGAAACTTTTTTATTTAAATATTCAGTTGTTCCCGGGGGAATTGTTGACTTAATGACTGCTACCTTGTTGTCTATTTCTTTACAAAGACTGTCAATCTCTAAAATAGTTTCTTCAACAATTCTTAGATCACAAGAACCGTCCTGTCTCATGGGTGTTGGAAGGCAGACAAATATAACGTCTACTTTTTCAACAAGAGGCGCTAACGAACTACAAGTAGATTTTTCGGATACAAACTTATCATATGTCTCAATGTTGAATGCATGCTTCATTCCCTCATTTAGAGCTCCTCCAACAAATCCCTGTCCAACTATTCCAATTGTATTTATCATCAACCTATCCTTTGTATGCCCTTATAGCACATATCTTGCCATCGCTATTAAACTCAATGACGTCAACAACCCGCAATGCATCATCATTATTAATGTAGATCTCTATCTCAGATACAGTTAAATTTCCAGTTTCTGCAATATTGATTGGAACAATATTGATAGTGTCAAACATCTTAAACATTTTTTTATTTTCGTGAAGAACGTACGCAACGGGTCCAACATTAAGATCCCAATCTCTAAGCGTGATATCTTTAGAAAATAACTCCTTTAAACCGTCTGCATCCTTATTTGAAAAAGTATCAAAATACTTTAGTGTTAGCTCTTTTAAGTTCATTTTATATCCTCCATTGTTAAAATTTGATCGTCAGAAATATCCTTAGACGCGAACCTTCCTAAGATCTTGTGAAGCATAGTTGGAGAAAGTCCAGTGCCTGGTCGCTTGCATGATAGATTTTTATCAGTAAGCATTTCCCCTTTTTTAATTTTAGAAGTGGATACTATACTTCTTCTAGCATAAAGCCTTGCTCTCTCTTCGCTCTCTGTGCACTTCTTTTCTCTTGAGCCCAAGAGTGAAACTGCTAGGTTTATATTTTCAATAATCTTAGTAACTTCAGGTGGGTCAACTGATAGCCAGTGATCAGCACTTTTGTCAAGTGTCTTGTCTACTGTGTAGTGCTTTTCAAATATAGTTGCTCCAAGAGCATAGGCAAAAGCAGGGGTCCAAAGATTCATTGTGTGGTCAGATAGACCCATAATACAATCTGGAAACTCTTCTCTAAGGTGCTCTATCATTCGCAAGTTAATCTCATGATCTTCTGTTGGATACTTGAGATTACAGTGCATAACAACAATTTTATCTGTACCGCATTTTAGTACATTGACTGCAGCTCTTATCTCATCTATTGTTCCAGCACCTGTAGAAAGCATAACTATCTTCCCCTTAGATGCTACATTTTCTAGAAGCGGATGATTTGTCAGGTCACATGATGCAATCTTATAAGCATTGATTCCAACTCTATCGAGGTAGTCTGTTGCTTCATCGTCAAATGGGGTTGACATAAACTCTATATCGTGATAGTCACATATTCGCTTAAGTTCTGCATGATCTGCCTCACCAAAAGAATCTAAATGAGAATAGGAGTCAAATTGAGATCCTTCACTTTCTATCTCACCTTCCCAATCCCAAAATCTAGGAGCATCTCTAGTACACAGATTTTTAGCTTTATATGATTGAAATTTAATTGCATGAGCACCTGCTTCAGCAGCTTCTCTAATTAATCTTTCACCGAGATCTAAAGATCCTAGATGATTTACACCTGCTTCAGCAATAAAAAATGGACTTCCTGATAAAAGACGGTTCCATAGTTTATCAACTGGTGACATTTTGATCCTCGTCTATTTTCTTTTTAAGAGACTGCCTTTCTTTGGTTTTTGAAGAAAGACTTCCAGACCTTTTAAAGTATCTGTAGTATGGTAACCTTAAATGGTACCCATTAAAGTTCTTAATGTATCTTAAAATAAGATCATAGTCCTCTCTATTTCTTAGAGATTCATCGTATAGCCCTATTGACTCCAGATATCTCTTTCTAAACATAATTCCTGCACCATGGTCAAGTAGCACATCTAGAGTGTTTAGTGACTGCTTTCTCTCAAATTTTTCATTTACAACTATGTGATCACAGTAAACAAACCCTATATCATCATTCCACTCTAAAATCTCAGATAGTGTGAAGAGAAAGTTTTTATTAATAAAGTCGTCACCATCAACTCTCACTATGTACTTTCCTGATGATAGCGTGATTCCCTTGTTGGAGGCTGCCGACACTCCGCTATTCTTTTCTAGTCTGGCAGAATTTACTAGTCCAGAAAATTGAGAAATAACTTCCCAGGATCCATCGATCGAACAATCATCTACGACAATTATCTCATATCTATCATCCGATAGTGTTTGATTAATGCAGCTATTAATTGCTCTCCCGATATGTTTTTCAAGATTAAAGCAAGTTATAATGACGCTTATTAGTATATTGCTATCCTGCGTAGATTTTAATTCCATCAGACTTTAACCATCTATCACAAATATTTTCAAAAACTTCTGGCGGTATGCCTGTTGATCCTAGCTTAGTATAGTTTGTGTTCTTAGTAAAGATAATATCAAACTTCTCTTCTATTTCAACTTCATACATTGAAAAAAGCTCATCTATATCTCTAACATCCCCTTCAAGTATGTAGTATATAGATTGACTACAGAATTTATCTGCAACCTCGCCTGCAGTTTTTTGATAAGCTTGATCTCCCTGACCCCTTAGCCTAAAGAGATCAATTCCTATAAACTTATTACAACCCCTCTCCTGAAAAAATGGCCACATTGTGCAAAATCCACATCCTAGATCTAGTACAGATATTGTATCTTCAGAATTCTTAGATTTTAAAAATGTGCTTAAGTCTCCTGATTTTTCAAATAATTCATTTAGCCTTCTCTCATGTGGAACAATCAGCGCCCAGTTCCATAGGCTACCTCTTCCATGTTTATTGGATCTTTCAAGGAGAAAGCTTTCAATCTCCTGTATTAGATTTTCATCCTTGCTAGTTATCATTTTTATTTTCCATCTTTCTTGCTATTTTATCAATATCATCTTTTGTGTGAACGTCTATGTAGTTTGTACTTACAACTCCCTTATAAACACTTAAAGCCTTTTGATCAACACACCTGTCTAAAAGCACATGAATTGCTGAGTCTTCTATTCCATTTTGATCTACAGTAAATACTTCCCACAGATTATTTTGTATTAGCTTTTCAATACATTCATCTATCTTTATTGACTCTATTTGTGGTGAATTTGCTTGAATTCTAACCATCAGGTCAAAATAAACACCCGATTTATTTAGATGATTTTTTGCATGTGAAAGAACATCCTGCGTCCAGACATTATCCCTTGAAAGGCTGCTAGGCCTATTAATAACGCTAATCCCTTGTGCTTCTACAATATTTTTTATTTCTTCATCTTCTGTACTGACAAATATATCTTTTTGATCAATATATTTGCTCTTCAGGCAAGCATCAATAGACCAGCAAACTAAAGGTTTGTTGAAGAGTAGATGGATATTTTTTCTAGGAAGTCTCTTGCTTCCACCTCTAGCAGGTATGACACAGACTATTTTCAAAGATCCTCCACAAGGATAGACTTATCTCCAGTCATTGAAGTGCATGCAATTCCAATCTTAACATCATCATCATCTGGCTTAAGGAAGCACCTCAAAAGATAGTAAGGACAAGCTGGGCAAACTTCTAAGTCTAGCTTATGATAGACTATTTCACCTGATTTTTTCTTGGTAAAGACAAATGGATTTTTCTGAAATATTTGATCTCTAAAGGTTATCATTAGACGATTATTAGACCACCTCTCCAGCCCTATTTTTATCTCTATCGGCTTCATATTTTCACATATTTGAATTGCCTTTTTTGCATCAGACCATCTAAAGGGTATGTTAAATTTTTTAGATGCATTTCTCAATAGGTCTATAGCATAGTACGTCTCATCTCTCATATCTCTATGATCATGACTAAAGTATGAAAGAATTACAGGGCAATTATTCTGCCTGGCATACCCAAATGCTTCATCTACTTCCCACTGCTGTAACTCATGAAGCCTTGATTTAAGATCAACAGATCTAGCAACATATCTACGCATTCTTCCCGGAGAAAACAAGTCTCTTTTGCTTGGGTGATAATATCCCCAATGTCTTGGTGCATGAAACCAGTTAAAGTCAAAAATGTCATCTGTTTTGACTGATGTGTACGAAGCCCTATTGGAATAGTCAATCATTAGATTTTCTTCTAGCCATTGAGAGCATTTATTATCCTCTATCGTACCTCCTGCTCTAAATGCTTCTGGAAAATCATATCTCTCAATAATTCTATGACCTAGTATTTGATAATGTACTTTGGAGCTATCCCAGTCACTAGACCATTGATCACCTATTCCGCTCTTAGGTGGTTGATGATAGTGCCAGTGAAAGCTGTCACAGTCTGTATTTAGAGACTTAATGTTGTCATATGTGTCATTATATTTTTCAATTCTATTTTTAGGATTTGTCCTAAACCCCATAAAGTCCATAATAAACCAGTTTAAAATAAAATAATTTTCGAAAGAATCCCGAGAGTCAAATCTAAACCTATCAGATGTTATATCTGACAGTGATCGCTTTATGTCGTCCCAGTTATCCATAAACTCTTTGGATCCGTCTGGTCTCCTTCTAACGTCGCCCCCAATCGGTCCTTCAGTATCCACACAGTGAACAACTAGAACCTGAGCTTTATTTGTTGAGAAACCACCCATATTTTACCATTCCTGAGTCTATGTTATTCTCTTTAAACCAGCAAAAAGTATCATTTAAAATACTCCATCGCTTAGTCGCAAAGTCCTTAAAACTATCATCAATTTGATAGTCGCTATCTTTAACTTCAATACAGCCGCTTAGAGATTTTGAAATATCAAGATTAAATCTTGACAACATGTCAAAGTAAATTACTAGCTTGTGAAATCTATTTTTAAATTTATAGTGATTAGAAATGTTCACAATTCCTGCTGCTACTCCAGATATTTCTCTTATACTTGCAGAAAAAGTATACCATGCGTTTTCAGCAGCACTATAATACTCATATACTGAATTTTTAAGATTTATATCTTTATAGTTTTTTCTTATATTGTCAATTGAGGGCCTGGTAAAATGAGAAAGTGTCATTTTTTCAACCTTTCTTATGCTTCTATCAAGTGATTTTAGATATAGAAGGACCCTTCTATCACTTACATCCCAGCTCTTTAAGATAGACTCAATTAATAAAATTCTTTCCGGAAGCCACTCTAAAACTTCTATAATGTCAAAATAGTTTGAATTTACTTTTTCTACAGGTATTTCAACACCCTGAACAAGATTTAATTTAAATCTTTCAATATAGTTTATTTTAGAAAAAATATCTGAAGGCATTATGATAACATTTCCGCCTTGCAAGAAATTACTAACATTATCGCTAATTGAAGGCTTTGAATCAAGTACAAGAAAATCTAGATCTGATATTCCAGGATGTGATATTTCTCCAACTTGATATATTTGAAGAGATGGGTTATCCTTGCAGAACTCTAATATAGCACGGTCATAATCTTCTTTTGTTTGCAATTTAGATACCCAGTATTGACTTCATTTCTTTAATAAGATTATACCCTCTAAGAAAATAATTTTCACCAATAATTTTCATTGCACTATCAGGAATCTCATTTGAAAGAGAGAGATTTGCTTTCCAGCCTGCTCTTAGCATAGAAGAGACATCAACTATCTCAAAATTTTCTTTACTAATGACTTTCCTACATGCCTCTATTGATTCTGGCTTTGTTAGATATTCACCCCTAATATTCATAAAATAAGAAGGAAGGAGACAGATAACAGACATAAAGTATTTCATCTGATACATGGAATTTTTATAATTTCTAAAATTATCCATCATATAGACACCCTCATAGGCATGATGTTGAAGTGTTCCGCTCCCAAATGCACGCTCTAGGGTCTTGTAAATTGAATTAAATCTATCTATTTGCTCTTGACTTGAATCTCTCTTGTGTCCAAATAGATCGAACTCTCCAAGAAGCGATACGCTTTGCTCAAAAAGGCTTGTTGGAAGATAGAGGTCGGGATACATTAAAAGATCTTTTTCAGCTATAAAGTGAATTCCGTGATGTTGATGATTATCAAGATTCTTAATCATGTTCTCGATTGCCTGACAGATAGACCTAAGCCTTATCATCTCAGAAGCATCATCTAGCGTCCCATCTCTTATGATTGCAATACTATCAAAGTCACTCCATCCTGGAACATAGTCCAATGTTGCAAGACTTCCATGAAGGATAAAACCCTTAAGATAATAATGAGCATTTTGTCTAATAAAGTCAGATATCTCTAAAACAGGCTTAAGAAATGGATCTTTATATTTTTCATAGTCTATTTTGTCAATGGATGATCTAAAACTATGTGTAGAAAAATCGCTAGGATTTAGACATTTATATGATGATGATACTGACCTTGCTATCATCTCTTTGACAAAAAATGGCTCACTATCAATACATCCAGACTTTGTGTGAAGAAACCAGTTTAAAAGACTATTTGAACTCTTTTGAAGATTTATTTGATTTCTGGACATTCTTTTTCTATAAAGTCAACAATTCTAGAAGATGCTCCTTCGTAATTTTTAGAAAAGTATTTCTCCTGAAATGATTGCCAGTCTCTATCATCTCTATTGATAAGGCCTAGTACGCGATTTAACTCAGACTGCATTCTTAGTCTAAATTCAGATTCGTCATCAGTACTCTTCTTAAGAATTGTATCACAGTGAACTCCATCAAATATAGGTCCAGAGTAATATTGCTTATTGATTGGATCCATTGCCCTGAAGAGCTGCTCTCTATTTTTGTGAAGTGCTGCATGCATGTCAGAAAACAGACAGACATACGGAACCTGAAGAAATGTTAGCTCATTAATTGCTGACGAGCAAAAGTTGAATACACACTTTGACGATGTATAGAGTCTTAAGTGAGAAACAATATTATCATCATAAACATATCCATCAAAATTTGTGAACTTGTGGTATGGATAGGAATATTTCTGTCTTGATTTTAGTATTAATGCATACTTGTTTCTATCGCAAAAACTTCTTAGTTCAGCTAGAAATATCTTTACATAATCCAAAAATCCACTATAGTTTGACACAAAGCTGTTGTGAGGTGCCATAAATGTTACAATATCGAGGTCTTCTTTTATGTTTAGACTCTTAAAGTCATTTATAATTTCAAACCACGGGCTTCCAAGTGACTGAATTTTTGTATGACCTGTGAGCGTCTGAACAGTATTTTTAGACCACTCGCTATTTGCAAATAGTGTTGAAGATCCTGAATAGTCATTTCTACTGTTGTATATCTCATTCCAGCAATATTCAACTGCATACACATTAGACTGTCCAGATATTTCGTATATCTCACTCCATATTTTATTGAATAGGTTAATACCTATCAGAAATCTATAGTCATTGTGATTGTTAATTACTGCCTTTCTTACTTCCTCTCTGTTCCTAAATGTCATCCAGTTTATGTCATCTAGTCTTAATCCAATCTTTGGAATATTGGACAAAGACTCTCTCTTGCATGTTGAAAAAACATCACACTGATACCCTCTAGATCTGCACTCTCTAATTAGCCCAAGAACAGACTGAACAGTTTGAGACTTATCAATAAAGAATGCAACCTTCATTAGCTATTTAACCACTCGTCAATGTGTGCTTCATCCTTTGCTTCTGGGCTTGAAAAATCCTTTGAAAGCAATACCTGTCCATAGTCAATCTCATTATCTGGAATTCTTCTATCATCAAAAAATATCCTTCTATCCATTATAATAAGCTCTTTTGATTCATCATTAATTTCATCTATTAGCTTTGCACACTGAATTCCTGGCTCGCTATTCTTTGTTGGAAGATGATAGTCGTCAAACAAGAGAAATGCATTGTATTTATCCTTACATAGATCCCAATCGCGCTTAACACCGTTGTATGTGTGATCTCCATCAATATAAATCATATCAAAATTTCCCTCAACACTTGGCAATACACTACTAGAAGCCCCTGATCTAAACTCAATCATTGAAAACCACTGGCTTGGAAATATTGACTTTAATCTTGTTATTAATGCTTGATCAAAGTTTGGATCAACTGTTACGATTCGCCCTCGGACTCCTGAGTCACTAAATGCCTTTGCTGCACAAAATGTAGAATAGCCTCTGCCAAATCCTATCTCAAGAAATGATGTTAGCTTAAACTTTCTTATTAGTGTGTATATTAAAAGACCTCTTTCGTAGTTTGGCCTGAAGAAGCACCCGACAGACCTGTAGAGATCACTATTTTGACCTCTTGTCTTTTTTGCGGTATATTCTCCAATTGCATCAAAATCACCCAGGGATAAAGAGCTAACAGGTGTTCCTAGCTCTTCAAGCTTTTCTCTAATATCTAATTTTCTCATTTTTTTCTCCATGCCCTTGTCTCATTTGGGCTTTCTTCTGGGCTATTTCCCATAACTCTATCAAAGTTATCATTTAAAAATTTATAAAAACCTTCTCTTTCTTCTGCTGCTGAATCTAGATCTGAATGACCTGAGTGGTGATCGTCTTCGTCATGTTTTATAAAGTTTTCTACGACTATCCCACCATCATTTAGCTGATCATATATGTTCTTAATAATTGAAATTGGACTTGGAACATGTTCAAGAACTTCAAATACAAGAATAAGATCGAGCTTATCATCATATGTGGGAAGAGAGCTATGTGTAATGGGTTTTGCATTTAGCTCAACATCTAGATTTCTATCTTTTATTTTTTTATCCAGCCTCCATTCTGCAAATTTAAAATGTTCACAGTCTTTAACATCACTAATTGATATCCTTAATTTTGAACTCTCAGGTTTTAAAAAATTTAAAAGCGTGTTCATAAATGGTGCAACTCCGCAACCATACTCACAAATATGAAAATCTTTTCGCATCTTACAAATTCCAAGAAGAGATGAAAGGACGTTCATATGATAGTGAACCATATCCTTATGCCGGACACACTGTCTAAATGTTGCCCATGCACCCTGGTCTCGGTAGAATTGAAAAACTGATTCTGTGTCATCTCTATCTCTAATTGCCCAGATATCTTCATATGTCATTTCTGAAACGGGTTCGCATGTAGCTGATCCTGGAAGGTTGGGCTTTCTACCTGAAGATCTTGTTCCTAGCTCTAGTGCTGTCTCTTCATCGACTTTATAGTATTCGCATAGGTCGTCTGACCACTTGGTGTTCATATCTTTACCTCTATGTGTCCATTCTTAATACAAAAGTATATTAGAGCCTCATTGTGAATGGGAAACGAAACTCTGAAGGGATATTTTTTTCTCATAGCTCTCATAAATTCGATCAAGATTGAACTATATTCATCTTTTTCTATGGGCTTTAATAACCTAAACCCTTTTTTTCCCTCTCCATATTTTCCATCATCCATGCAAATAGAAACTGGGCTTACCATTAGATTTCTAAAATATCCCTTATCTAAAGATCTTTTCATGTATTCTCCCTCTGCATCTCTTCCAAGCTTATATTCATATTCTCCTATATTTTCATACGTCTGACATGACATTACGTGGAAATCAGAATATCCCTTTAGGGAAGATACAGCGAATTTAGGGTTATTTTTATCAATTACCATTTTATTATTTTGCTTTATAAACCTATAAGAAGGAAAAGCATAGTGATTAATGCAGCCGACTGTGGGTTCTGAGTCTATTCTATCTATACACTCTTCTATCCACGGAGCTCTTGCTACAAAGACGTGATCGTCTGGACAGTCAATAAAATATTTTCCTTCAGCAATCTCTCTTGCTTGTATTTTTGAATATCTTAGACAGTTTGGATAGTCATTCTTCTCATTAAGAATGTACCTGTACCTGCACCCAGGACTATAAGACTTAATGAAGTCTGTTACGGCCTTATCAGTAGATCCATTATCAACAATTATTAGTTCAAGCTTGTTAAGATCATACAGGTTTGTTGCAAAGAAGGAGGATAGAACCTCTCTAAGCCTTTCGGGCCTGTTGTATGAAGTAACACATAGACTTGTCTCAATCATTCAACCACCTCAAAAATAGAGCATCTGTCAAATAATCCCACATACCTCAAGCTCTTTCTTTCTTTAAGTTTTTCGCACACACTCCACGGACCACCATCTCGCTCTACATACTGAGGGTCTGGTTGAATATCATCACTTGCATTGTGAAAGATTAAAAAAGAACCTATTTTTGATGCTTTGATACACGCCTCCGCATCCTTTAGTGTTTGATCAAAAGTGTGATTTCCGTCTATAAAGAGAACATCATATTTTTCTTCTATCTGGCTAACGGTCTCATGTGACATTCCCATTTTTAAGGTAAAGTTCTCTATTCCTGTATTTTTAATAGCCTGGTCGAGGTCGCCTATAAATGAGACATTTAGTATATTCCACTTATTGAATATGTCATGTGTCTGATCCTGAGATTGCTGAGAGATTAGTGATTCAAATAGGTCGACACCGGTTAGGTGATAGTCAGAAAAATTATTACTAAGATAGTTTGCAACCTTTATAAAGTTACCGCCCCACCACACGCCTATTTCAAGATATTTTGGATTTTTAAATTTATCAAGATGATTGCATATTGATAAAAATTCTACTTCTGTAAGATCTGTCCACTGACCGTGCAATTTCTCTCTAAGTTCTTCTTCACTATCGACACCAAACATCTTTTGTGCCAGGTGGAGATTAAAATTTGACATATTCACTGCTCCTATCGATAGCAACTTTTATTAACAAGAATATTAGAAATATTTTCTCTAGGTATTACTATTCTATCACAAGACTTGTCAATAGAATATCCAAATATATCAAGCTCAGCTTTAAAATATTTGCTAACAATGTGCTTCATTTCTTTATCATATATTTTAGAATTCATACCTTTGGGCTTGTTTGATTTATGAGAAAACCACGAATCAATTTTGTCGCCCCTTAGGTCAAGAAGCCTCTGAAGAGATTCTAGCTTAAATGCAAAATCTGGAACAAATGACCCACCATCATCAAAATATGGGTAGTAGCATGAAAAGTTAAAAGCTTTAAACTTTGAAGATTGTTTTCCCATATCTAGAATAAACCTTTTAAACCCAGCAAGGGTCGGCTTTGACCAAAGCTTATCTTCATAGTGAGATGATATATCATTTGCACCGTAATTTCCATGAAAATAAAAGCTTAAAAAAAGATCAAAAGGGTTTCTAATCATCGCTACACTTATTCTACTAATATCTTTTTTAAATGAAGGTCTTGTAAACACACCATCTCTTTCTATATCTTCTGAATGCTGTACACTCTTGGCTAGTGACTTTAGCATTTCACTATCTTTAATAAATGTTGAATGACCCTCCCATCTAATATTTTTAGTACTTTCACAAAGCTTTGATATTGTTCCTGAGCCACATTTTTGCATTCCAAAAACTTGAATACTATTGGTTTGTGACTTTTTCAGAATACACTTCATATCAATCATTCTAAAAATTCTCACATATTAGATCTTCTGAAACTCCTAGTTCACTAAAGAATCTTCTTGTATGAGCAAAATCTTCAGAGTGTAAAAGCTTTCTATCTCTGTCAAGATTGTAAGGGCAAAGTGTTCTATGAGGTATGTCATCATCATAAAAAAATCTACTATCGTTAATAATATCCGGAGATACTTCGCACTCTCTCATGTCTGAATATATTAGGATTCTATCCTCATCTGTAGATTGCTGCATAATCGTTGCAAGAATTCCCTCAGATGCAACTATCTTCCCTATACTCCTAACATAGTCAACTTGGTTATGATCGTTATACATCTTAGAAGAAATAAGATGGTCTGACTTTATGCAGAAAAAGTGATCGTCTACATCTCCATTTGGTGTCTTGCTAGCACCTCTAAATGATTTATGATCTTTCCACACTCCCCTTGCAGCTATTAGACAGCCCTCATTCTTCATTTGATCTATTAGGTTTAAAAGAGAATCACTGTCAAGACAATACGCATCTCCATGCCAGTGAAACACATAGTCAGAATTTTTTGCTGCCTCAGTCAAAGACTTCTTAATGCAGTCATACTGTCTTAGCCTTAGATCTGATTTTCCTTTTACTGGATAATCTTCACCCATAACAACAGAATCTATGTTTAACTTCTTTAATTTCTCATACGTTTGAGGGTGATTACAGCAAACTGCAATAAAGACATCTTTATGTTTCCAGTGATTTCTTATTACGTTTACATTTGTAGCAATCTCTGCTCCTTTATCGTAAACAGAAATTGCAATTCCAATTTTCATTCTATAACATCCCAAGAATATTCTATCTCAATAGTCTTAATTTTATCATTATTTTTAAGATGTTGATGTAAAATTATCTCAGGTCTAAATTCTCTTGTCTGCATGCATATAGATTCTAGATTTTTATATACACTAGAATAGTAGTCAATATTTTCAGAAGAGGATATTGCAAACATATCTCTTGTGTGATTTTTCTTTGAGCAAGAAAATCTTGGAGGATTATCACTAATCGGTACAAGAATATGATCTTTTGACACCTCATGGGCTTTGTTAAGATCAATCTCACCGTCTATTTTTATATCTGTCCTATGCCTCATTACTAGATCAAACTTAAATCCATGATTATTCTCATGATCTATTTTTTTATTATTGCATGATTCAATTTTATAAAACATGGCAGGTATATGCTCTCCTTTAGACCTTACTCCACCATACCCCTTCTTAAGACACGTAACGTCTGGAACATACTTCATAAATGGTTCTGTATTCCATTCCCTTTCTTTTTCAATTATCATATTCTGAGGATTATACAACCTTCTTATCTTTTGTTCTTGCTCAACTGTTGATAGAAATTTTCCACTGGTTCTCCAGCCCAGTTTTTCCCATGTGTCAATAAAAAAATAGAAAGAAAAATTTTCATTAGGGTCTATTAGAGACTTCTTTATGAGCTCATAGCCCTTTTCAAATGAACGCATGTGTCCAGAAATACAAATAGCAATCTTTTTCATTTAATCTGTTCCAGTTGTTTAAAAATATCATCCACGCTATTAACACGAAAAGAGCTCATAGCCTTGTCGTCTACTAAGATGTCATAGTGAACCTTTCCCATAATCAATTCATGAAACTTGACTCCCCACTCTTTTAGATGATTGAGGGTTAGTTGATAAAGATTTTTGTATATTGCATCTACATCCTTGTTAAATACGCTCATTCCCCTTGCTGTATAGATGATGATGTGATTTCCAGAATCATAGCAATTATTTACTATCTCTACCATTTTTGGGATTGGAACACATGATAAATACTTCTCTACATTATTTCCCTCAACATCTCTTTTGCAGATAACATCGTCAAGGTCAAAAGCTATAACTTTTCCAGACAAACTATTTCCTTTATTCTCTTTTTAACTCTATTTTTTATCTCAGTATCAAGATCTACGACTTCTAAAATTCTATCTCTAATCTGAGAAAACTCATTAGAAGAAAACATGTAGTGACCAGATATCATTGCAAGATCTACTTGTTCATGAATGACTCTAGCGTCCACCCACTTTTTCCACTTTCCTGACTTTACACACAGATTGATAAATTCATCCCTAACATCACAAAGCTTATCATTATCTGATAGTTTGAGGATTGTATCTGTCTCCAAGACGCCAAGCTCAGGTGCTACGTTAAATGACTCAACTCCGGCATTTATTCTCTTATTTATCTCTTCTGATGTCAGATAGTCAGAATTGTGCTCTTTTGGAATTAGTCCAAATTTTCTTGAAATTTCGCACATCTTTTTAGAATTTATAAAGTTAAAGCTTCCAGTATTCTTTAAACCTTTAATACTTGTTCCAGACTGAACTACACAGTATGCAATTTTAGAAAAATCAACATTGTAGTTTTGAAGCATTTTTAAAAATACTTCCAGCTCTACGGGACTATATTTTCTAATAGCCTCTTCTGTCCCAATCTCAAATAAAATATCTGGATTTGTAGATTGACAGAGCTCCATAAGTGAATAGGTAAAATGGGCAGCAGTTGCAACAGTCGTGTATGCCTTCCACGGGTCAATGTGAATTATGTCAAATCCAGAAAGACAGTCAGCAATTGCTGATTTTTCTCCGCTATCTCTTTCTGATCCCTGGTTTGGTCCAGAGTGATCTCTTTCAAGAACTATATTTTTACCTTTACCCCTAACATACTTAACAAACTGCTCAGTATTCCATCCATTTACATATCCTCCACCGAGCTCTTTGCATTCAATTTGACGACGAGAAGGAATAAACCCTAAATTAAAACCTTCTTGATTAGAGACCTCTATAACAGAGTCAACAATGTTCAGGCTCATTGGTCCAAAATAGAATTTAGGCTTTTCTAGATTTTTTGACACTTTCTATCTCCTCTGACTCTTTTTTTTGGTTGATAGGAATAAATTATATTTTCCAAAATTAAATAAAAATCTGTCAAGAGGATAGTCATGAAGCGGAGACATGTTAATCCATATTATAGCTGTGAGCATATTAACCTTTCTTATATCGTATCCATTCTCCTCTATAAAGCAATGTAAAACCTCTCTACAGTCAATAAGATTTTTTCTACACAAAATATCGCAGTAGACTCCTTCTTTTTCCTGTCGCAGCATGTAGTGATTTTGATTGACAAGCTCGTGATTAAAAATTAGATTATGATTTAATTTTGCTAAGTCATAATATGTATCACCTAAATCTAACCTACCTGCAAAATCCTGCCTCCAGTCTATAAGAGAAAATCCATCCTCTACTTCAATAATATTATCAAGTATAAGGTCTCCATGAAAAATAGAAGCAACTCCATCACATAACCAGTTATCATCAATTTTTGAGAGCATTTCAGATACAGGCGGTATTTCTTCTCCATTAATAATCGACACACAGTCAGATGATCCATTTAAAAATTGAGATACTCTGTTTTTAGTTTTTTCAAAATAAAAGTCAAAGCAATGTGAAGATATGTTTTCTGAAGATTTTTTATTCCACATGTTTTTTAATGCCCAATCTAAAAATAGCTTCATCTTAACAGGTGTAACTGAGTCTGCAAATAGGTTTCCATCAACATACTTGTATTTAAAAAAATTATTAGAAGATGACTCTATTTCAGGTATAAGACCTTTTAAAAATTCTGCTCTTTTAACCCTCTTGCTAACATGACTACTATTATGAAAAAACTTAATAACACTTTTATCAATAATGTAGATATTCTCTTGAACCTTATCCAAGACTTGAATTGAGGATTTAATCTCATCTCTTGCCCTGGCCAGAGAATAAGGCTCTCCTATATCGTGCCAGTCAGAGATCTTATCTATCTTAAATTCAATGCCATCACTATCAAGCATTGTCTGTATAACATGACAGTCTGAAAGATTTTTTACTTTATTTTCCTCAGCAGCATCAATGATCTCATCTAGGCGCTTCCAAAACACTTTGTAGTCTTTTATTCCTGCTCTTCCAGGATAAGCAAGATCATACTTCATCTCTCCCTTGTCATTTATCTTTAAGAGCGTACATCCTGCTGACATGTTTATAGTTCGATATTGATCAGAAGACTCTGATTTAGCTCCTGATATCCAGTTTTCTGCTAGCGAAGGAGCATTATCAAATATAATAGAATCACAAACATGAAATATAAATGGGCACTGTAATTGATCCTTTGCACTTCTCATTGAATGAAGGAGACTTGACTTTGGACCTTTATAGTTTTTTACTTCAATAAATGTAAAGTGAATATCTGGATATGATAGCTGCAAAAACTCTCTTACTTGATTGCCATAATGCCCTAGGGTTATAAAAAATTTTGCATTTCTGGGATAGCTATCAATAATGTATGAAAGTGCAGGCTTGTCACCTACTCTGACCAGAGATTTATTTGTATAGTCTGTTAGGTCACCTAGCCTACTTCCAAGCCCGCTTGTTGTAATTAGTACACTAGGCTCTTCCATAGTTATCTTTTAGACGAACTATATCATCTTCTCCAAAATAAGTTCCTGTTTGAATTTCAATAAATTCAAGAGGGTCATCTGTAGTATTTTTAATAGTGTGCTTGGCTTCTTTTGGAATATATACGCTCTCTCCTGTTTTTAGAGTAAACACCTTATCGTCTAGACAGACCTCAGCTTCTCCAGAAGTAATAACCCAGTGCTCAGATCGCTTATAGTGATATTGATAGCTTGGACAGTGTCCAGGGTTTACTATTATTTTTTTAACCTTGCAACTAGGATCGTCTAGTAAGATTTCATAAGTTCCCCACGGGCGACTCTCTTTCATTTTATTTCTCCAGAATAATTTCTCTAATCTTTTCTGACAGTAAGTCAGAGTTTCTTTTTATATTAATTGCATCACAAGATCGATATGGGTTTGTAGGCGCATGATCATTTACTATAACTCTTTTACAGTGCATTAGATTAAAAATTATTTGATGATATTTTACACCGATTCTCTCTAGCTGACTTTTTGTCACTTCTTTAAATGATTCATCTCTTGAAGTAGTAATAATAATTTGACACTTTCCAGTGTCGTATAGATCTCTAATCTTTTTAACATTTCTCTCTAATGGCTCGGTAGATCCCCACAGCCTTCCAAAGTACCTTCCAGAATTTTCCACAAGAACACCATCCATATCGATAAAAATGGTTGAAAATGATGATTTATACTCGTTCCAATCTCTAAGTGTTCCCCAGTCGATATATTGACTAGCCAGCTCCGTTCCAAACTCAATGCCATCGAGCATCATTGAGTATATCATGTGAGAAATATAAAGATCACTATGGTCTCTTAGCTTAAGAAATGATTCTTTAAAGATGTTTGCAGACTCAAATGAGTAACCGCCGGCGCAAAATTCTGAACTGATAACCTTCTTTTCAACTATTGACGTAATTATTCCATTATCATCTGTAACAACATAGCTCTTATTTCCAGCATTAACTGACTCCATTGAGCTAATATCATATGTTGTTACAAAGTTTCCAGGTATCACATCACACTTAAAAAAATTATCAGAATCTTTAATAAAGATAGGTCCTTGAATATTTCTTTTTTCAATTACCTGAAATATTGTCTCAGGTTGATTCTTAGTTTCTTCTTCTAGAAGGACTATGTCTAGCTTTTTACAGACGCGATCTCCAAATGCATTAAAGAAGCATCGCTTAACGCCCTCAGAAAAGCAATACTGATCTTCGTGTTCCTGAAGTCCGACTACAAATATATTGCTAAAGCTATCTAGATCAAGTCCTGATATAGACTCTATGATCATAAGATTTCCTGATGGGTGTGTGAGGAGCCATTTTGGCCTCATTCCTGGATATCTTGATGACTTTCCTGCGACTGGTATGATAAGATTCAATGTTTCTCCAGTATTAGCTGATCTATATTTTTAACTACTTGTGCTATAACGTTCTTATTACTACAATACTGCAAAAGTCTTAATAAGTTCATTATTTGAAATGATTGATAGAAATATTTGTAAAAATCATATTTCATAAAATGATTATCAATTTTTTTATCAATGTAATCGAAAATTATTGATATTTTTGTCAAATCTATAGGAAGGGGATAAAGATTTAGTGACCACATATACTTTGTGTCCTGTCTAATTTTAACCATATCTTGAACTGGAGACTCTAGAAATGTATCAAGAAAATCTATTAGACACACCTTTTTACTTTTTCTTCTAACAAGAATATTTGACAGTGTTAGATCGCCGTGGCAAAATCCCATTGGAATGTCTCTCTCATCGAGAGAAAAGAATATTTCATCTATTTTAGAGAATCTATTCTTAATATCCCAATAGAGTTCAGAGTTTTTAAGATTTTCTTTTACAGATGAGTATTTTGATAAAAATATTTCTTTTTGAAATTTAGAAAAGCTGGCTTCTAATATGCTATTATCAATAAACCCTAATATTGAAGAAATTAAAAATTCAATTTCCTTAATTGAACATCTATGAATAAACGTAATGCAGTCCAAAGATCTACAAAAATCCATCTCAAAATAACAGATATCTTTATCAAATGAGAAATTTCTATCAATAATTTTTGGAATTTCTATAAACTTTAGATTATTTTTTTGAAATGCAATATCTTGTTTTTTGCACTGGTTTTCTAATCTGTGGTAGTAGGATTGATCTGAAGAAGATTTTTTAACTATCTTTTTTGATAGTGAATCCTTAATCTCAACACTGCAACCTGAATTTCCTCGAATTATTATCATAAGTCATTTCATGCTCAAGTATTTCTTTAAATCTTCTGGTGTGCCGAGTCCATGCATTTTATCTACAAAAAATGGAACTAGTGTTTTTTCATCTAAAATTAATTCATTATATACAGGTGCAATATAAAATTCATTATTAACTCTTATATCTTTCTTTATCATGTCTTCTGCGTATTTGACAAAATCGCATCCATTCCTATAGTAATAAATTCCACAAGTAGCTATATCAGATATTGGATTTTTTTCTGCAACCTCAGTTACAACTCCTCTTGAATTAGTCTTAACAAAGCTCCACTTTGGATGAACAGCTCTAAATGTAAAAACAGATGCATCAAAATTAGTAAATCTTCTAATTGTATTAAAATTATCTTTTGAATATTCTACAATCTGATCTGAATTTGCTATTAGAAGTTCTTCTTTATTGTTGATTAGTCTTTTTGCTAATAGTGCAGTACAAGCTGCACCCTCTGTAAGGCTTTCAACAGTTACAATATCATATCTTCCGTTTGTTACAAAATTTAGAACTGACTCTATATTGTACTCGCTAAGATGATTGGATCTCACCAAAAATATGTAATTTGCATCAAAGTCAAGATTTTCAACAACACACTGTATCATTGGCTTTCCATTGACTTCAATCAGCGGCTTTGGAAATGTGTATCCTTCTTTTTTAAATCTGCTACCCTCTCCTGCCATTGGTATTAAAATATTCATTTTAAAAACTCCTCAAATATTTCTAAAGTTACATGGTCTGCATTTAAAACACCAATCACCTTGCAGCCTGATAAGATAGCAGCCTCTATTCCCTTTGGAGAATCCTCAACAATTATAGCATCATTTGCAGGTATATTAAAGCAAGAAAGTATTTTTAAATACCCTTCTGGATCTGGTTTGGCATTTTTAACATCTTGATTTGTAACTATCATATCAAGTAAATCAAATACACCGGAAGTCTTTAGCATTAAATCTGCAGTCTCTCTTATACTATTTGTAAAGCAGCAAACCTTTAACCCTTTTTCTTTTAGATGGTTTATCATTTCTATTTTTTCATTACGAATCTTTGATTGCTTTCTAATAATGTTTTTAGTAATTTTCTGCTTTAATCTATAAACTTCTTCATGCTGGCTAGCATCTATTTTTCCTAAAGCTGTTAACTTTTTAAGCTTCACTTTTGTTGGTATTCCATTGAATATTTGCATATGATCATCAAGAGATATTTCATAATTGCAAACTTTTTTTAGTGCCTTGTTTAAGGCAACCCTGTGCCACTCACACGCATCAACCAAGACACCATCAAGATCAAAAATTATTAGCTTTAAATTCTTCATAATATTTCTCTATATTGTCACTACAAATGCCATTGCACTTTCTAATCAATTTCCACTGATAGTTTGTCTCTTCTGGCATTACAATAATTGATCCATAACATGGTCGCTTACCTGGGTATACCCAAATGTATCCTTTGCTAGTTATCGTGTAATCATCTTCCTGGTGCCAGAATACATTCCACGATATTGTTGAATTTAGAAACCATCTTAGCGCTGCTACGTTTTTAGCATGAAGCCATATCTTATCTTTTCTATTGATAAGCCATTTCAGGCTAACTTCATGTTCTGGATTGTCATGGCCGAGATAAAAGTTTCCAGGGGGAACGTACCCACATGTTAGCCTTATGTCAACCTCTACATCGAATTCTTTATTGATTGCTTCATCAATATAATCAGGAGAGTTTTCTCTTTTTGGATTACGACCCTCTAAGTTTCCCCTGTGTGATATAAACTTCATAGTGATCTCACAACATCTAAATACTGATCAGCGCACCTTCTCCAAGAATTAATCTGTAAGCTATTATTGACATAACTCCTGGATCTAATAATCCTAAATAATTGATCCATATTCTCAAATGTGTGATCTTTTCCTGCAAATTCAACTGCTCCCCCTCCCCTTGCG